GGGACCCCTATAAAAAGCTGGGACCCCGAGAAGACACGTATAAGAGAATTTTCGGATGCCGGGCGGATAACCCAGCAATCTATGCTGCAAAGGGAGAAGAGGAAGGCTGAATGCCACAACGTTTAATGCTTGAGGGGCAGACATTTACAAGATGGAAAGTGCTAAAATTTGTAGGAATGTCCAAAGCAAGGCATTCTTTATTTCTTTGCAAATGTAAATGCGGCAATAAAAAGACAGTGTCTAGCACGCTATTACAAACGGGAAAGAGCAAAAGCTGCGGGTGTCTTAGTCTTGAACTATCCCTAAAAAGACTTATAACACACGGGCATAAAGTAAATGGAAAGACAACTTCTGAGTATCGTACATGGGAGGGAATGCTACAAAGGTGTAATAACCCTAAGAACACAGGATATCACAGATACGGCGGCAGGGGCATTTCTGTATGTAGTAGGTGGACATCTTTTGAAAATTTTATAGCAGATATGGGACCAAAGCCCACGGCAAAACATACCTTAGAGCGTGTTGAGAATAGTGGAAATTATGAGCCGAATAACTGTAAATGGGCTACACGCAAGGAACAAGCAAATAATAGAAGGCCGAGACCGAGCCGTATACCAGTTTGTCATCCCGAAAGAAAACACCATGGTAAAGGCATGTGTGTTAATTGCTATGAAAGGGAACGGAGGAAAAAACGTGCAATACCCATTTAGGAGCGCCGCCGAACAGGCCGCATTTGAACGGATGCCTAGCACCCCCTTCGCATTCGATGACCGGCCCTATATGAATACCGCAAGGGTGTGCATTTCGGGAAATTATGAGCCGCGTGACCTCGACGCAAAAAAGCTTCTCGACTTGTCAGGGGCAGCAGATAATCTCTGGTGGTTAGAATTTAATCGCAGCAGGGAGACTAACGTTTTTTGAGCACTAACAGCCTAGTAAGCTTCATGGACGCGTTTAGTCCTGTTTCAACCACCATGGAGTCGCTCTTCTTTTACGGCGGAGAAATTGAACTCCAGTTTGATCCAGAGAAGCACGTCTATTACAGGGTAGACGACTTAGGTAACCTTGTTGAATTATACGGCGCATCTACTACGTGTCACATTATAGATCGCTCTCCGCGTTTAGTGCCGTGGAGCGCAAAGATGGTGGTAGAAAAGCTGCTTCGTATCGTTCCTACTGTAGTTGACGAAGACGGCACTTTGTGGGTCAGATTGCCACTTACAGAATTTACTAGGCTGGCGTTGGAAGCTAAGACTGCGCCACGAGACAAACTTGAAGACGCAGGGGATATTGGACACGCGGCACATAGATGCCTTGAATGGTCTATTCAGCACGCTATTGACCACACAACAGATAAGATAGTTCGAGAACTGCGAGATATACCGACCGATGAAAAGGCCAAGGCCGCAGCAGAGGCCGCTAAGCTTTGGATGGATGTGCATAACGTACGCTGGATATGCACAGAGCGAAAGGTGTATTCGAAGAAGTACGAAGTTTGTGGCACACTTGATGGGTTAGCGCTGGTGGATGCGTGCCAAGACCCGCTGTGTTGTGGCGAAAAATTCATTGACCGTTTAAGTTTGGTGGACTGGAAGAGCAGCAATCATCTCCACATTGAATTCTTGTTTCAAACAGCAATATACCAGCAAGCTGAAAATGAGGAGCGCGGCACAGAGGTCATAGATAGGTGGTTATTACGTTTGGGGAAGAATGCAGAAGAGGCGGGCAAGTTTGAACCGTGGCATGTACCGCCTGAAGACTTCCAAGAGGACCTAGACGGGTTCCTAGCATGTCTAGCGCTATCCAAGCTAGTTGACTCAGTAACCGCCCGTATGAGCGCCCAGAAACGCGGCGTACGCGAAGCTAAGAAGGCCGCAAAGGCGGAGAGCAAGGCGATTGCCAAGGCAGCAGCCAAGCTAGAAAAGGCAGAAGCAAGGGCTAAGAAGAGGCTGGAAAAAGCCGAAGAAAAGCAAAGGATTAAGGAAGAGAAGCGCTTGACAAAGCTAAGCAAAAATAGTACACTTCAAATAGGAGAAGGAAATGGCTCAGACAACAGCAAAGAAGAAGCTAAGCAAGAAAGCGATTAGGATACTACGCAAGGTCCAGGCGCACATCTTGGAGGAGCCGCATCGACTTACAATGCAAGCTTGGGGCATGGTGCATTCGGAAGCGGGCGGTACTACAGGTTATGAAATTAAAGACGATAAGGTTCCAGCTTGTAGGACCACTGGATGTGTAGCAGGCTGGACAATCTTTCTAAACAACCTGAAATTGTGGAAAGATTTTTTGAAGAATGCAAAAGATGCGGGAGAAAACATAAATTTAAAAAACGAAACAGAGCCAATGGATGTAGCGGCTGAAATCCTCGGACTTTCCGAAGAAGAAGCCCTTCGTTTATTTGTATTTAGTTCACGGTCTGTTGGCACTAATGAGGGCTGGCCGGAAAAGTTTTCGGGACGTTACCAGAGGGCCAAAACCGCTAAGACACGCGCTAAGGTAACCGCCGAGCGCATTGAGCATTTTATTCACACAAACGGAGCAGAATAATGGGACAGGACTTAGTTGTATTGAACAACCAGGCACCGCTCGCTAAGGGCGGCCTGGGACTCGCCGGGAGTCTGTTTAGCAACATCCGGCCTACCGTTTTGGAGTTGGTAGCGAAGTCCACGACGAAAGAAGGGGGGACGCCGGGGATGTTTCGCAATACCGCAACTGGTGAACAGGTTCCTTCCTTGAAAGTTGTGCTGTTTGATGTCAGAACACAGCGCGATTATTGGCCGCCTTGGGACCCTAATGTGAAACAAGGCAAGGAGTGCTTCTCGCTGGACAACATTCAGCCACACCCAAAGGCAAAGAATCCCCCCGCGTTGTATTGTGCAAGCTGTAAATTTGGTGATCTAATGTGGGAAGCGTGGAGAAATGATCCACGCCCGGCTTCTCAGAAGAATGATCTTCTGCCCAAGTGCAAGATGTTCTACCATTTGTTTCTGGCAGACCGCGAGAGCCAGACGTTCCATTACCTAGACGTGGGCGGAAAGAGCGTAAAGCCGTTCAAGGACCACATGGAGCGCGATTTATACGGTCTGATTGCAAAGGAAACGTCTAACATACGCCTACGAAACAAAGAACGGGGGTACACGTTCGACAAGACCACGGGGTTATTCAATGCTACTCCGGGGTTTGTTCCGCCTCCCGGAGGGCAGTTACCGCCATTGCCATCTGTCAACCTCTTCGACTTTAGCTTCGAAATTTACTCAACACAGTTAACCAAAGGGGGTCCGTATGTTATGGCTTGCCGGAAGTTCGCTCTTATGCAGGAGAAAGATAAGCAGGAGTTCGGAGCGCTTTTTCTGGAATACATGGCACAACGTAATGGTCAAAAGCAAGCGCAACAAGAAGCGGAAGAAGTAGACGAAGCAGTTGCGGAAGAATCATCAAGTAAGTACGACAGCGAAGTGTTACCACCAGTGGAAATTTAGGGTTATGGTTGTATGAAACTGTTATCCGGGTTGTCGGACGCGGCTTCGATGCCGCCACGTCCACCATAGCCACCATGATGAATACCGAGAGCCTTTCAGCGGGTCTCGCGGAATAGCACCCCCCGGCAGGGGTAGTGAACTATAATTCTCGACTGAATGGTGGCTTTGACGGGCGTGAAAGGATTCGACGGCGACGATGAGACAGCAGTGGACAATCCCGCGATGTCGTGGCCAGCGTAATCAGGACACGAAACAAAACAAGCCAACTCTAACGAGCTAGCTATGGCCGCCTAAAGCGGTCGAAGGGTGAGGGGTCGCAAGGCCTCTCTACCGATTAAAATAAAACTCAGGAGAAAAACAAAACAAATGAAAACGATAGAAATCAAAGTCACTAGCAAAGACATACAAAACGGGGAGCCAAACAAAAAGTGAAACTTGCCCCATAGCTTTGGCTGCTACAAGAGTGGGGTTCCACGGCGTAAGTGTGGTCGATGCCATCGACTTCGAATATGAAACCGAAGAGGGTTACGAGTATTCACGAGTTGATTTGCCAAAAAACGGCAACAAGGTTTATAGAAAACTTTGATGACTTGCGACACGTCAAGCCCTTTAGTTTTCGTGTTAAGTTGAAAGATGCTGTTGTGAAAGCGCTTGGCATTCCCAAACGTTACATCGTTAGTAAAGCCAAGAAGGCCGCATAGGAGGCGCATGGAAATAACAGATAATGTCCCCGCGATTGTTGGTGAAGCAGTCGCGGGTAGGTCCGCCTTGGTTCGGCATTCGCTGAGCACCCTCGCCTCTAGTCTCAAGCGGCACACCTTCGACTTGGCTGAACTGCTTTACGAAGCGAAGGACTACTGCCGCGAATGGGGCTTTAAATCGCTCGGGGATTACGCCGTAAAGGAGTTAGATATTAAAGAAAGGAAGGCACAATACTTAACAAGGATAGTAGAAGTGTATCGTATAGTTATGTTGTTACGGGAAGAATACGAACCCGTAGGCGTAAGTAAGCTCCGGGAAATAACTAGTTTAGACCCGAAGGGTGCATTTTGGAATGAAGATACTAAAGTATCAGAACCGTTAGACAGGCATATTGTACGGCTTACTCGGGCCGCGTTGCGTATGTCGTACGCAGAAGTAGAAGCAGAAGTCAGCCGATTAAAAAACCAAGTGGAAGAAAATAAGATGGTATCAAGAGCTTATAAGGTCACGCAGTCTGCGTGGGATAATGTGGTCAGCAAAGCTTTTGAACTAGCGCGTAAGCGCTTAGGGAGCGCGGGTAGGGATAGTGAAGGAACTGCCAAGGATTACCCAGACGGTGTTTGTGTGGAGATGATTTGTCAGGAATTTTTAAGCGATCCAAATAATTACACAGAAGAGGAAAGAGTTGAGCAAACTGAAATTGAGACAGAAAATAAAGAATGAACTGTGGAAACCGGTTGCTGGTTTTGAAAACTATGAGGTCAGTAGCTTAGGAAGAGTATGGAGTAAAAGAAGGCAAGGCTCTTCTGGAGGACTGCTTACTCCTACAGCAGATAAGGCCGGGTATTTAAGTGTAAAGTTACAAGGAAAAACCGTATCTTTGCACAGACTGGTTGCTGGGGCTTTTTTACCAAACCCATTAAATTTGCCAGAAGTCAATCATAAGGACACTATTAAAGCCAATTGCGTTGTTGACAATTTAGAGTGGAGAAGCCAATTAGGGAACCGTAGACACGCTGTTAAAGTGGGCGCTAAAGGCGACGGAGTTACTGAGTTTTCCGAAGGTGTGTGGAGAGCTAGGTATTATCCAGAACCTGGGAAAAGAAAACATCTTGGACTGTTCAAAACTAAAGCCGAAGCAATTGCGGTGCGTAAAGCGGCCTTAGGAACAATGAAGGAGATTATATAACATGGCAACCTTCTTCATTTCCGATACCCACTTCGGACACGACCGCATAATTGGGTACTGCAACCGGCCATTCAAGGACTATCGAGAGATGGACCGAGCAATGGAGGAAAACTGGAACGCGGTTGTTGGAAAAGGCGATACTGTTTGGCACCTAGGAGATTTTGCCTTTGGCCGAGACGCGGAGCCATGGTATATACGAAACATTGCCGACCGGCTGCACGGCCATATCCATCTAATTCGCGGCAATCACGATGCATTGGCTGAGAACCAATTGAAGAGTAGATTCGCTTCTATCTCGGATTATAAGGAAATAACTGAACAAGGACATAAGATTGTACTTTTCCATTACGGACTACGAACCTGGCACCACGACCTACGAGGCACTTGGCACCTGTACGGCCATTCCCACGGCGGTCTACCGCCCTATGGCAAGTCCCTAGATATCGGCGTGGATGATTGGAACTTCACACCGGTTAGCTTTGCTGAACTGAAAAGCAAAATGGATAAGTTACAACAAGGAAAACACCCGGCATTCGCTAAGTATGAGCCTACGGTTAAAGCCTAGAGAGTACCAGATACTCTGCCAAAGGGTCTTTAAAAGAGACGGTTTTAAGTGCCGCCATTGTGGCTACAGAGAGAATTTAACCGCGCACCATTGCGTGTTTAGAAGTCACGGAGGTCCTGACACAGAAGAGAACCTAATCTGTCTTTGTTCGTGCTGCCACGATGCCATACATTCACACAGGTTAATCTATCATATAACTGAGGACAAGTTCGAAAGGGTAGGTGGCTGGAGACCGGGCCTGTAGCTCAATTGGCAGAGCAGCGGACTCATAATCCGTAGGTTCTTGGTTCGAGTCCAAGCAGGCCCACCAAAATTAGGAGAAAGATGACAACAGTAATTCCCGAACTAACCAGCAACCAGATGGCGTGTATTTCGGAAATGATGAAAACAGGCTCGGCACTCTCCATGCTCCCCGATGCAAGCAAGGACAATCCAGAGCAGTTTAAGCGCTTCACGGAAACTAGGGAAGACTTGGCTGTGCTTTTAAAGCTGGGTTTTATCCTTGACAACACGGAATTCTATAGGATACAATTGCAGAATATCAAGGCGAACACCGGAAGAGATTTAGAAGTGTTTGAGCTAAGTACGATAGGTAGAGCATTATTTGCGGCGTATACTTCGCCGCACATCAACTAGGAGAAAACAATGAGACTAAGCGATGCGATTATGTTGGGAAGGGTAACGGTTGACAGCCCAAAAAGCGGAGACATAAATAATTGTGCGTTGGGGATGGCCGCAAACGCCTGCGGTATTAAACGGCAGTATTGTAACATTAAAAAGCTTTGGCCGTGGCTGAAAACTGACATGGATTTTCCTTGCAATTGTTTTCCTAATAGTTATATCAATATTGATAGTCAGGCGGCGTGGACAAAGGTTGCACATATATTTGACCACCATGTAATGTGCCTAGAAGATTGGACCCTAGAACAGCTAGTAGATTGGGTTCGCTCGGTAGAGCCCGGCGAACGCGAGGAAGGTGCTAAGGATGAGCCAAGCGAGTGCAGAGAATTTACGGAACAGCCGAGGGTTGCGGTTAGTTACTGAGCAGGGCTGGAATTACAGAGGACCTTCTGGAGGGCAGATACAGATAGAGACCTGCCCCTTCTGCCACAAGTCAGATTATAAGTTCTACATGGCTGTAGCAAATACTGACGAAAGCACCAGAGATTCTCTATATTTCTGTCATCATGCTTCTTGCGCCGCGACCGGGAACCTGCGTACACTTCAGGAACATTTAGGCATCAGAATCCCCGGCATAGATAGCCGTAAGGAATGGGCGGGCGGCCCTTCTAAGCCTGATGAACTGCCCGACCCAGACGAGTGCCATAGAGCCCTCATAGGGGACGCCGAGGCTATGGACTACCTCCTAAACGTACGCGGGTTCACTCGTGAAATCATTGATCGGCAAAAGCTAGGGCTTAAGGAGAAGGTGTACTTCAGGAAGGCAGGGGAAACGAAGGCACTGGTTATTCCCTACCTTAGTTTGGAAGGAAACATCACGTTTGCCAAATACTGTACCATGCCCCCAAATGAGAAGGACTTTGCGTGCCCTAGTGGTTGGGAGGCAGGATTATTTAATGCGGGCGTGCTCACCGAAGGTTGCCAAGAGATAATTTTTCTGGAAGGAGAAAAAGATGTTCTGAGTGCAATGTCGAACGGCATAGAGAACGCCGTGGGTGTGCCTGGTGCTAATGTTAAGAAAAATTCTTGGATTGAGACGCTAGATCGCATTGCGCCCGAGAAGATATACCTATGCTACGATGGTGACAAAGTTGGGAACAAGGCCGCGCAGGAAATGGCAAGTAAGATCGGCATTGATAAGTGCTTGAAGATCATACTGCCCGCCGGAGTCAAAGACATAAATGAGTTCTTTGTTAATGGGGGAACCTTAGAGCAGTTTGAGAAACTCAAAGCAAGCGCCACGATGTTCGAAATAACAGGCGTGACGAGTGCCAAGGATGCGCTAAGTCAATTAGAAGACGAATTAAGTGGTAAGCACGACTTAGCACCAAAGTATGTATCTCCTTGGAAAGAACTAAACAGTAAAGTAGGGTTTGAAGACGGAGATGTATGCGATATTTTGGGACCCTCTAAGCGAGGCAAGACCACATTTTCTTTAAATCTCGCGGACCACTTCGCAGCTAGCTATGGCGAGAATGTACTTGTGTGCTGCCTTGAGATGAGCCCTGCCAGGTTAGCTAAGAAATGGGTAAGTTTGGTAACCGGTTTCGAAGACAATATCACAGAGCCGGGAACGGAAGAATCTAGGCAGAAGTTAGCAGAACTAAAATTAGCGGTGGTAGATGCCAAGGAGATACAGAGAAATAGGGAAGGAGACATTTACTTTGCGTATCCATTGTTAGTACGGGACCCGGAAGATGTCTTTAAATTGATGCGAGATTGCATCAGACGTTATGGGGTTAAGACAATTGTACTGGACAACATCCAGTTGCTATGCGATCTTACACTGAAGAATGCCGGGCTAAGGGCGGTGCATCTTTCTCAGATTAGCAAAGTGTCCGCGAAGATTGCTAAGGATTACGGAATAAAACTATTTCGGATACTGCAACCTAAAAAGTTAGACGAAGCCAACATAATCAATTCCAATGATACCGAAGGTAGTTCGCACATTGAAAAGGATTGCGATGCCCTGCTAATTCTATGGAGGAAGTCTCTTAGTTCAGATTTAAAGTTAGGTGAATATGACCAAGAAGCCGATGCGATGAAGGAGAGCGATACTTCATTTGACTCAAAAATGAGAGTAGACGTAGCACTATCTCGATATTCTTCTGGTGGTTCTTGCTTCTTATACTTTGATGGGGCAAGATCACAAGTACGGAGTTATGACGAAATACAAAAAGCAGAGTTGAAAGCGCGTAATTTCAACGGCATCGTAGTACAAAACGGTGTACCCACCGAGGCTGATAATGAGACCGTTTCAATTTGATAAGCGCAATCATCCAAAGGAGGACCCAGTGTTTCAAACTTTTAGTGAAGAGTTCGGCGGTAAGGTCAGACTTACTACCAAGTCCGGCAGTGGAGAAAATTACTTTGAAGCCGTGGCGGAGTTACCCGGTGATGCTAAGCCAGAACGCATAACGGCTGCTTGGGAAGGTATCCTAAAGCTTCAGCAAGACAAGCTGATGCGGGTAAAAGCGAAATGAAACTAGCCGATTACCTAGACGTAGACCTACTCGCTGAGCACGTCAAGAACCGCGTGGTAAACGCCCAGCACCATCGCTACGCGCCGCTGACCATTTACAACTATGGGCAGAAGGCGATGTTCGAGAGTATCTGGGATGATGTGACATGCAAGTGCCGGGGCTTGATTGTCAATACGGCTACGCAGGAAGTTGTAGCTAGGCCGTTCCCTAAGTTCTTTAATCTTGGGACCGCATATAGGCCAGAGACGGCAGTAGAGAACTTGCCCCCAGGGTTGCCAGAGGTCACTTCCAAAACTGATGGAAGTTTAGGTGTATATTTTCGTGTAGGAGAAACGCCCGCCATAGCTACTCGCGGCTCGTTTATTTCAGACCAAGCTGCGTGGGCTTCTACGTGGTACTACAAAAATTTGTCCAAAGCTATTTGGCCCAGCGGTTGGACGCCTTTGTTTGAGATTGTTTATCCAGACAACAGAATCGTGGTTAAATATGATTGGGAAGGTCTAGAACTTCTGACCCTAATAAACATTGAGACCGGCGAAGAATTGTGTCGCCCCGAGTTAGAAAATTTAGCATCTTTAAACGGGTGTAGGCTAGTAGAGAAATTTGACAAGAAGCTGGAGGACGTAAGATTTAATACGATCGATAAAGAGGCGGAGAACGCCGAGGGTTATGTCCTTACGTGGCATCTAGGCCCAAAACCGCCGCTAAAGCTCAAAATAAAATTTTTAGAGTATCAAAGGCTACACCGATTGCTCACGTCTATTAGCCCCAAAGCTATCTGGGAACTGCTCAGAGATGGTCAAAGTTTCTCGGAATTGTTGGACAACACGCCCAGCCATTATCAGGAGTGGGTTAATTACTGGAAGAATGGTTTACAAGCAGAATACGGTAGAATCGAGCAGAAGGCCAAGGCGATTTACGAATCATGTACACTACCGAAAGACGGGGAGGACAAGGAAGCTAGGAAAGCGCTGGCCGAGTTCTTTACGCTAGGGGATAGGAAGAGCGTAAGCGCTGTGCTATTCAGAATGCTTGACAAGCGGCCATACGATGACGTAATATGGGGAATGATAAAGGAAAAGACAAAGGACCAGGACCCCTTCAGGAGGGAAGAATAAATGGAAAAGAAGGCAAACCATCGCGCAGTTGTAGTGAGACTAGGCGCTGCCCATGTGCATCCTAACGCAGATACCTTAGAATTACTGGACATTCCTAACACTACTTATCAAGTAGTGGTGAAGAAAGGCGAATTCAAAGCGGGAGATTTGGGCGTTTACATCGTACCTGATAGTGTGATCCCGCAAACTCCTCCCTTTGCTTTTATTTGGGAAGCGCACGTAGGGCTTGATGGAACAGTACCGGAGAAACGCAGGCGTATTACTGTAAAGCGCTTTAGGGGAGAATGGTCGGAAGGCCTGCTTCTGCCGGTTACAGATTTTAATGTTTTGTATGCAGAAGTGGGCCAGCTTTATCCAGGCATTGTTGAAGGCGCAGACGTATCGGAACGCCTTGGCATCACCCACTACGACCCCGACGCGGGCAAGGAAACTTCTGCGGATAACGAGACCTTCAAGAAGGCTAAGCGATGGCCGCGCAGTCTCAAGGGTTGGTTCTACTATATCCTCCACTTCCTTCGCATCCGCACGCGGGGTACGAACGACTATGGCACAGAAGAAGGCGTCGATATGCCGGTGTACGATGTAGAGGCCCTTAAGAACTACAAGGATGCATTCGAGCCCAACGAACAGGTTGAAGTTACGGAAAAAATTCACGGGTCGAACGCGAGGTTTGTATTTCGTGACGAACATATGTACGCGGGCTCTAGAACACAGTGGAAGGCGGTAAACGCTAAGTGTATCTGGCGGGATGTACTAAAGTCCCAACCTTGGATCGAGGAATGGTGCCGGGCATATCTAGGGTATGGTTTATACGGCGAAGTAACTCCGAGCCAAGGCAGCAACTTCCAATATGGGAGTTCTGAACCTCAACTTTTTGCCTTTGATATTAGAACGCCCGATGGGGCCTGGATGCACGCTGCCGCTAGAAATGAACTTACTGCCCTATTTAATATACAAAAGGTTAAATGGGTACCCATACTCTACACGGGAGCTTTCAAGGACATTCCTTGGGAATTAGTAGATGGGCAAACCGCCGTGCCGGGGGCCAAGGGATTAAGAGAAGGTATTGTAATTCGTCCAGTAAACGAGCGGTATGTGCGCGGGCTCGGTCGGCTAATTCTTAAGGTAGTATCGAATAAATTCCTAGAGAAGGATGTGGCGTATGGCAAAGAAAACCAGACTATCAACCGCTCAGCAATATAAAAAGCAAATTGCCCGGCTAAACAAAGAACGAGACAAGGTATATACTAAGGCCATCAAGGAACTGAAGCTGATAGACGACGATTGGGCCTTTGATTATTTCCACGATAACATTGAAGGGCAGACAGAGAAGTGGTACGAGGAGGACCATCTAAGTGATTAGTCTATTCAGAGATAAACCAGTGCCGTTTGCAAAGGCAGATAAGACCATTAAGACCTTAGCAAGTAGGCTAGCGCCCGCCGTGCAGTACTTCGTAGAACGCCGGTTAGCTTCCTCGGACCCCACGTTCACCACCGCCCAGCTTCTGCACTATGTACGCGATGCGGTAGGACATGTAGCGCCTGGGTCTCCCGAGCGTATCCTGCGTATGCTTAGGCAGGCCGGGAAGTTGAACTACAAGGTGGTTAATAGGAAGAGGGGTGAGTATGAGGCTACGGAAGTCCCTATTTATTACAAACCTCCTTTTGCAATTCATCCTAACATTGAGATAGGAAAGTGGATTGTGGAGGTTAATACAGGAGACGGGTGGAGCCCTTCTATTAATACCGGTTTAAAGGAAAAAGTTTTTTCCACAGAAATAGAAGCTAACGAGGCTGCGGACAAGTACGGTACTAAAAAGTCCCTACTGGGACTTAAGTACAGGGTTGTTAAGCAATGAAGAAATCTCCAGAAGAAAGGAGAGCCGCCGCGAAAGCGGCGCGGCTCTGGAAACTGTTTAGACTCAGGCCAGAGGAATGGGACAAGATATTGCGCTTCCAGAGCCAACACCCGGTATACAGGTTATTGTTAGGCAACAGGTTGAGCACCGATCATCGACACGCCTCTGGCTTAGTCTCGGGAATTTTAGAGTGGAGACTTAACCGAGCATACGGACTTATAGAAAAAGCGTTCCCTAAGAATACCGCCGATGTGCTAAGGGCATTGGCCGAGTACCACGATAAACCGCCCGCCGAGCAAGCGCTAGGTAAAAAAACTTGGGGGTTGCTGGGTATTGCGAAGGTCAAGAAAAAAATGAAATATGGGGGTACAAGTGCTTAGAGCATGGTGCTGGTTATTTGGCTGCGATTACTCGGGGTGTATCGGGGGCGGCTGGTGTGACCGCTGCCAACAAGACAGGCCAATTTATTGGGGACCGGTGTGGAATCGTAAAAATTGGTGCCCCCAGTGTGGTCGTCATCTTGAATTGGACACAATAGCACTTTATTATTCTAATGTAACCCCATGGGCATATCATCAACTTTATAAGTGCCCAAATAAGTGTGAAAGGTAAGAATGGTTGAAACAACTAAAGAACAATTACGAAAGTATGATGAGGTGTACAAAAATTCGATGGCGTTATATGCCCTGCTTAAGACCGGTGCAAACATGCAAATTCGTCGCGCCGAACTTAAGCAAGACCAATGCCGAGCGGAGCCGGTGGACTATACTTGCGATATTTTTTTGAAAGCGGCAAGAGAATTACATTGGCCTATTGAAAAGCAATTATGGAATTTAGTCCTAGAAGACCCAGAAAGTTACGAGAATTTGCCGGAGAATTTGCGTCAACGTTTAGGCAAAGCGTTTCTTGAAAATGCGCTAGATGCGGGTGGGCACTACAGAGCCCTATTCTTCCGAGTTAAAAACAAAAAGGAGCCGGAACATGTTGCAGATGAGGGGCTATCGAACGATCAAGCATGACGTGGTAGTAGCCTGCCAGCACAAAATAAGCAAGTGCCCGCCCGCCCTTAACTGCGATGATTGCTGGCAAGCCTATTGGGAGAACTACGCAGATATCCCAGCACTACACAGTATCTTACAAATGTCCGGTGAGCAAGCACTAATTAAGCAATACGGGGTTAAGTACGTCAAGCGGTTCAAGGCGTATCTTGGGAAGAAGCTAAGCGTACTACGTACGGAGGAAAGTGATGCCATTTAAAATTTTTTGCTACTGGGTTATTTTATTCTCTGTAGGAGTAATCATCCACGATACTTCCTTTCCTTCGGCAGACTCATATGTGTTTAGCATACTCGCGGCATTATTTATAGGAACGCTAAAATGGGGGTCTTGATTGAGTTCTATCGGCCTGTGAAGAAGCCTAGGGGTATTCCAATGGAACCCGTTGAGCATGTTATAAAGTTGCTAAGCGAGCACCAGGCGGATGTCAAGGAATTACAAATTTTCCTCGTGGATAAGGAAGACAAAATCGGCCACATAGGAACTTTGGTGGATGACGACGCAGTGGGAAGGTTTATGCAAAGATTCGGATTTTATCGAGGGACCGTATGAAATACATATTTATCGGAGATGTACACGGCAAGACAACCGAATGTCTTGTGCCACTATTGGCCCGTAGAGGGCAAGACGCCAATTACATCCTCCAAGTAGGAGACATGGGCCTCGGGTTCCAAGGCGTTAATCTGCCGCCGCAACCCGCGTGCTTTGGCTTTATTCGTGGCAACCACGATAATCCCGGTCTGTGCCAAAGCCACAGCAACTACGCCGGGGAATACGGGCCGTGGAATGGCGTGTTCGTGGTAGGCGGAGCATTTAGCATAGATTGGCAGTGGCGAGTGCCCGGAAAATCCTGGTGGTTCGGTGAGGAGCTGTCCGCCGAGGAAGGACAAAAAGCGTACGAGGCGTATGCCAAGCAAAAGCCAAGGATTGTTGCTACGCACGATTGCCCGCAGGAAATAGGGGAGCAGTTGCTACGGGACGGTGGATTTAGGCCGGAGAAGTGGGGTTCAACCGAATCTAGAACTGCCAAATTACTTCAAGCTATGTGGGATATCCACAAGCCGGAATATTGGGTTTTTGGCCACTACCATCGTAGCTGGACTATTGATATTCGTGGCACTAAATTCAGGTGCCTTAATGAATTGGAAGTGGCTCAGCTTGAGGTAAAAGATGTCGAGTAACACAGAAAAATTTAAGACCATTTTTGCCTTATCTAAGGCCCTCGATAAGAAGCACGAAACTGCTAACTCGTTATTGCGTCTAGGCAGCAAAAACATTACACCAATTCCGGTTATACCGACTGGTCTGCCTACCTTCGATTTTGGCGCGTTGGAATGCGGCGGTATCCCTCGTGGAAGAATCATTGAAGTACTAGGGCCGGAATCTAGCGGAAAGACCAGCTTTACGCTGCACGTAATAGCGCAGGAACAAGCCCTAGGAGGCATAGCAGTTTTCATAGATGCCGAGCACTCGCTTGACCCATCCTACGCACAAACTCTGGGTGTAGACATAGATAACCTAGTTATTAACCAACCTTCTTCGGGAGAAGAGGCCTTGCAAGTGGCCGAGGAGTGCATTGATTCTCAGTGCGTGAGCCTAATCGTCATTGATTCGGTTGCTGCCCTTGTTCCAGAAGCGGAATTGGCCGGAGAAATGCAGGACGCAAGCATAGGCTTACAGGCTCGACTGATGTCTAAGGCGCTTCGTAAGATAACGGGTAAAGCCGCTACTAATAAGGTAACTGTGATATTTATTTCCCAACTTAGGGAAAAAATTGGCGTGATGTACGGTTCAAATGAAACGACTACAGGGGGACGCGCATTAAAGTTTTACACTAGTGTGCGCATTGATGTGAGACGCAGAGAAGCAATTGGAAGCAAGGAAAACATTACAGGCCACCAAGTACGCCTTAAGTGCATCAAAAACAAAACAGGTCGGCCCTTCCGCGAGGCCACGGTAGATTTGATCTATCCCGGCACAGAAAGGCCCAGCGGATTTGATAAGATAGGCGATTTAATTGCTTATGCTATACGAAGAGGATTGCTGGAAGTCTCGGGGTCATGGTATAGTTATGCTGGAGAAAGGATAGGGCAAGGCCTAGAGAAAGTTAAGGAAGTGCTAAGCGAGAGGCCAGAAATAATCGAGGCGCTGCGAGTAAAGATTGCTTCACTTGAGAAGGAAGAAGGCGGGCTAATAGAAGTACCAATGGAGGCAGTATGAAATTAAAGGCGGGAAAGTATTACGTAGGCGATCCTTGCTATGTTCTTCAAGGCAAACAAAGTGCATGGATGAAGGTTCTTGAGGCGTCTGATTATTTCAATAAGCCTTACACAAAGAAAGGAAAAACTGCCGTAGCTTTTGGTACAGCTTATGGAGATGGGGAATATTATGACCAGGACGGCAATGCGTACCCGGTGGATGCTGGGCTAATCGGAGTAGTGCCGGTAAGTATGGCAACACGAAAGAAACCAACTGGCGTGCATTTGGTAGACTTTAAGAAACCATTTGAATGCGAGCAAGACGGTTCGGTGCTAAAATTCGGTCACATTGTAATTGACACCGATCCAGAAGATTGGACAGAGCGGTGACCTACACACCAAGAAAATCTCTGCCCCATATCTATACTTTTTGGCGTAAAAAGTACTATTTTGGCTGGCCACTTGCTGAGGAGATAAGTATAGAAGACATTGCAAATAGTCTAAGCAACATTTGTAGGTTTACGGGCCACTGTTCTAAGTTTTATAGCGTGGCAGAGCACAGCGTACGCGTGTCTTATCTTTGTTCTCCAGAAAACCAGTTACGAGCTTTGCTTCATGATAGCGCGGAGGCCTTCCTAGGGGATATTTCCCGGCCCCTCAAGCACAGCGTTGGTATGGAAACATACCGTATATATGAAAGGCAGGGCTTAGATGCTATTATGGAGCACTTCGAATTGCCATTTGAAGAGCCCGCCGAAGTCAAAGATGCAGACAACAGGCTTCTTATTACAGAGCAGAGAGATTTGCTTTGGGGTGAACCGTTCATGGACATTGAGCCTTTGCCAGAGAAAATCGTGCCGTGGACCCCGGAGGAAGCCAAGCGTATATTTTTGATGCGTTTTTATGAGTTGACAAATACCCGGACTTTCTATAGGCTGTCTACTAGAGGTGCGGCGTGAGCAAAACCAAAGGCAAAAGCCGATACGCAGAAAAATCGAGCAACAAGCCCAAGCCAGTAAAAGTCAAAACCGGCCCTGTGAACTACTACCAATCTGTTTGTTGTAAGGTCCAGGCCACGAAACAACCATGCGGGCGTGTAGGAAACGGTAAGGACGGCAAGACGCCGGAATGGAAGGGTTTGGGCGGTTGGCGCTGCTCAAATTGTAATGAACTTTGTAAAGTAACTGTGAGAAAGGCGGAAGAGTGCAAGGCAAATACACTGAACTTGAAGGGAAAATCTTCGGATTTTGGACGGTAGTTGGGCGATCTGAAGCGAAAAACAAAGATGGGTATAGAACAAAATGGGACGTAATATGCGTATGCGGAAATAAGCACACTGTCTCTGGCGGCTCGTTAAGGGCCGGTGACACCAAAAGCTGTGGTTGTAAAAAGAACATTAATCTTCGCAGTAGGCCTTATGAGGCTCTTTACAATTTATTTCTTAGAGCCGCAAGAGTTTCAACTAGAGAAGTTGCTATAACGTACGAAGACTTTGTGAATTTTGCTTCTAATCCAATTTGTCATTATTGTGATTCTGCGGTGATTTTCAAGGAATACGGGGCAAAAAGTTGTAGGTATAACCTTGATAGAACAGATAATGATATAGGATACACAGTAGACAATTGTGTTGTATGTTGTAAGGACTGTAATGGAGGAAAAGGTGCCAGGTATACATATGGGGAATGGAAAGCAATGGCCGCAGCACTAAAACTTTACAGATTGTCAGTTAATCAGGAGGTACCAAATGTTCAACTATAAGAAACTTGCAAAGGTAACCAATGAAGAAAAGGACGAATTGGCAAAGCAGTTTTACATGGAAAAAGCATCGAGAAACGCCGCCTGGATGCAGTATGAAGGAGCAGAATCAAGGCTTAAGCAGGCGCGAGAGGAGCACCAACATCTCCAAGACCGCTACGACCTCTTGGAATCCCTCCTAAAACAACTTCGCGTAAACGTCACGCTACTTGTTAAGAAAGTCGCAAAGGAGACATAGATGGCAATTTATTGTCACGACTGCGCAAGCTTGTTTTACGAAAATAAATTGCTTAAAAGGTTACTAGCAGAAGTTCTTGTAGTTCGGGAGAATAAACAGCCTTGTCTTAATACCGCTAACGGTATGCCTATGGGAATGGGTGCCGCAAAAGAACGGCGTGTTCGAAAAATTCTTAAAGATTTACGAGAAATGGGAAGCACATTATGCCCCTAATTTCCATGGCGGATGTCGGGACTAGGCAGGACCACCTCATGGAGTTATACGACATCTGGTCAGCAGGCTTGGAAATTTTGAGCAGAGGAAAACTAACATCGGGGGAAGAGCAGCAGAAGGTAGAATTGGAACACGCCATAAAGCTTTTGTGGTATTATCTAACCATCGAGTACGACGCACAACCAGATATTAAAACTATCAATGAATTACCGGAACCACCAAAGGAGAATTCAAATGAAACTTAGAGTTGTTATTGGTACTGTTGGGGTGTTTACTTGTTTTATTGGTGGCCTCATTACTGTATGCGGAGGCGTACCAGTAAGTAGAGTGTGGCCATGGACCGCTATGCTTTGGGCCTTAGCATATTTATTCAGCCAATGAAGCGCTCGCTTGGCACTCCCCTAGTCATACCACTGGCAATTCTCCTCGCTACGCTCCTAGCACTCGCTACGCTCTGCTTAGGAAAACCAAGCGGACGCCAGGCGAGTACCAAGGGTGTAGCTAGCTATTATGGGGTTAAATTCAAAGGCAAACGTACGGCGTACGGCGAGGTATTCGACCCGGATGCCCTCACGTGCGCTTCTAGGCACTATAAATACGGTGCAATGCTGTTAGTCAAATACCCTAAAGGCGGGACATCCGTGACAGTACGAGTAAACGATAGGGGGCCGTCTGTAAGTGGCCGAATTTTAGATTTATCCGAACGAGCAGCCACGATTTTGGGGATACGTAAGGTAGGAATTGCCTGGGTTGAAATTATTCCTGTGGAGGGACAATGAATAGGACGATTATGGAGGCGGCGGGGTTTGGAGAAGAACTAAAAGCCATTGATATGGGCAGGTGCCCAATTTGTAGTAAACCTATAGGAAAATTCAGGAACGCGTTAAGCAAACGGGAGTTTGAAATCAGCGGCATGTGCCAGAAGTGCCAAGATAGTGTCTTTGGTAAAGACAAGCCCGATCCCCCGACAAAAGTTGGCCTAGATGGTGATATATTTGTCGTAGACAAACCGTACCAGATGTTCTCTGGGGCCGGGGAAGCAACAAAATTTATCTACCGCAAATTGGTAGATAAAAAAGGCCACGTGTGGCTGTACCCGATTAACTCCGAGACTCCGGCAGAGCAGGTACACTTCCACGATCCGAAGGACTTGAAATCCGATGGTTACGGCGGTTCAACATTGCACTTTACCTTAGAAGACGGTACGACGTACGCCGCGAAAGGTCCTTGGCATTCTAGTTCAGACGCAATGTACGCCGCAACTGGTGTAGACGTACGTAATACGTCGCGGACATATGGCTGCGTGGCAAAGAATAGAATCTACAAGCATAAACCAAATTCGTACTCAGGTGTACAAGAGTTTCATGGCATCTTCCACGCAGATACCGAGCCTGTAATTGGTTCGTTTAACAGGCTAAAGAAACTTGGGCAAGAATGGGCAGATAAGCTCGGACACCCCGTAGTGGTATATAGCGAAAGCAAAGGGGGATCATCAAGTGGATGGGAAATTCCTACCGGTACTGATTGGAGAAAAGATTGGGATAAATGGTTTAAGGAGCGGCCTGCTCTATAGCCCTTAACTGGTTTTCGCTAAAGGACAAAGGAAGGGATACCGCCTCCGAGGACTCATTAGAAAGCGATACTACCGAAATTACTCTGCCTTTTTCATCGAAAATACCAGCGCCGGAGTCCCCTCTAAATACCGGTAGCTCAAACACCTGAAAATTTCGGTCAAAATCTTTGTAATACCGCATGGAATCGAAGTAACCCGTATGATATACGTCACTTCTATGTCCGGGGTTGCCAAAAATACCTACTTTTTCTCCCGGTACCAGCTCCCTCTGAGAAATAGAAGCGTAGTCGTAAAATGTGTGATCTAGGAGTAGAATAACGTGGTCATTACCGTCGGGAAATGCGGCCACGATTATATTCTTTCTCCAAGAATCATCTAGCAAGACTTCGTTGCTGTTATGAAAGCAGTGCTGCGCCGTAAGCAGGGCGTGCTTGGCAACCGCCGTGCCACTGCAATGGGCTTTGCCCAGATCATCAATGGCTTCAAACACGGAATATATACCAATACGATGCGTAGAGGCGTGCTGCTTTTGCCAGGAAATCGCTTGGCCGCTCGCTTGGGTACTCGTCTGGTGACGCCAGTGCTTTACTAAGAACAGAAGGGTGATGCCGAGGGTGAGCCAAGCTATACCCACGACCACAACGAATTTGTTAAGATAATCCCTAGATATGTTCATATTAGACCCTGCCAGATAACAACCACACTAATTATGAGCCACATTGAACAGGTTACGACGATAAGGATACGCTCGGGTGTGCTAAGCATTTTTCACTCCTTGTGGACGTTCCATTAGATAATCAAAGACGTTTACTGCGCGAGTTTGAAATTCTTCTAAACTACAATCGTTTTTGAGGATTGCGCCCCATTCGTAATCCGGCACCTTTGCCAGTTCTTGTTCTGAAATGTGGCTGTCTAAGGAATCCAAGCCAGGCCTATCTACCCTTATACTGTCCCCGTATTGTTCAATCCATTTTTTCTCATTCTTAAATCTGAGGTCGCTAACCAGCGCAACCATTGGCTGATCCTCAGAAATTTTCTTGGCGACCTTTTCTACCCAATAATTTTCATCTTGCTCTCTTCGATATACTCCCCAATATTGTAAGAGCCGCCTCTGCTTTCCTTCAGGACAAAGGTAGTCTATAGGAGCATCTTTTTCGTATCCAACCCAAGAAGGCCAGATTCCTTTATGCTTTAGGAATAAGTTTTGCATACCACCAGCTTGCTGAGCCATCTCATTAACTTCGCGTTTGAGTTCGTCGGCAAATGCAAATCTTTTGATGCTGTACTGGTTACTATGGGTCCCTATAATCGCAGCCGCAGCAGAATCCTTGCCGCTGCGTGCGCGAAACCCTAGTCCTATTACAATTGAATGTATTGTCTCTGAGTCTTGCAACATTACTTTTTCTCCCTAAGCATTTGTAACCTTCGCGCTGCCCTCGCTCTTTACTACCCGGCCCCAGCCTCCGCAGCTATTGCACTGGAAACGTCTGTAGCGCCTGGTATTAGTAATTGCATAGCCCCGGTATTGAATATCAAATGCGTTACATTTCGGGCAACTCGCCCCATTTTCGACTGTAAAATTAGGATGGTTGCTGATCCACGGGCGTATACGAAGGTACAGCTTCTCCAGCAACAAAACATCCTGCTTGTTGTAGTCCATCATTTTCTTCCACTCTGCCGGATCGCCTTCAATACACCCACGCCAGAGCGAGAAGTCCGTCTTTATTTTCTGCCCCATTCCCAATATGGTACCAAGGTCGTCTATCTTGTTTGAGTTGAAACGAGCCACTCGCTTGGTGGCCTTCTTGGTATCTACCGTCTTGTATGGGCTTGGCGGCATTAACCCGTTAACAATAAACCGGTAGTTGCACACCCGTACGTCGAAGGCATCCCCGTTATGGGCCACTACAATATCGGCAGCGTCCAACAGCTTCCACAAGTCGGTAACCAGCTTTTTGTCGTTGTAGGAGCCCCTTTTATACCCGCTGTAGTCCGGCAATCCCCTAACGTACACTTTGTCTTCGTCTAGCCATTTATAAGCAAAGGTTGCAAGGCAACTCTCTTGTTTGTATTCAATGACATTCTGCTCATATTTTCCCCAGACATACGCAACGTTTGGAAAAGTCTCAACGTCCAACAGCAAAATCCTTGGCTTAGATAGCATTATTGCCTTCCCCGAATCAATTTATGATTTTACAGCAGGTTGGTCTACAGAAAGCATAGCATAAACCAAATTACGTGTCAAGCACTTTCTTAATTTTAACTAGATTTTTGTGCAACTCCCACAACGGTAATATGAACCGTAATAGTATTTACACTAAGCGCCACTGTCCACACCGTATTAGCTGTGGTGCCGGGAAGGGGTGGGTCGAAATTAATATTTGTAGGCACACTTGGGGCCGCTACCGATCCGGTATCCATATCAAAAATGTAACTAACTGTGCCATCAGAAAGGGTGGCGGTAAACGCTACGGCGGTGGTTGCCGCTGGTGTCGCCGTAAGTACAAAATTGGAGATGTCACCAAATGTGCCAACGCCCTGCGCAGCAAATACCGTAGTAGCCGCAGAAGAATTTGTAATTGTAGTAGCTTGTCCGGTTATCTTTGCTCTTCTATAAGGCCTAGTAAGTAGGTTGCCCCAGGAATCGCTTTGTAAAACTACAGTTTGGGCGGCTGTTGGTACGGCAGTAGCGCTATTATATTGAGTTAAAACCGCTAGACCATTAGTAGGCGCGGTACCAGCAGCAATTGTGGCATCAATCGTAGCGGCTGTGCCCCCAACAATTCCAACTTTTTGCACACCAGCGGTGCCTCCCGCCAGCGCCGCTGCCGTTGTGCCAAGAAACAGAGATGAATTAACACTTCCAGCAACTACAGCTCCAGGTGTGGTGCCAAAGTTAGTTGGAGTACCAAGGGCAGTACTGGCCCATTGGGTTAGGTTTACTGTTGTAAGCGGGGCGGTTGAAACATTAACATTTAAAGCCCCGCCAGTATTGGTCAATGCTGTAGTGCCAGAAAACAAAGAAGCATTGACTCCAGGTACAGCGGCAGCGGCGGGAGCGGTACCAAAATTAACAACCGCCGTTGATCCCAAAACTGTCCCGGCCACCTGTGTAAGATTATCAACCCAAGGAGAAGTGCTTTGCGTAACAGCCACGGTACCTGTTATTGTGGTTGAAGTTAACGTTACGGCTGGAGTATTAGTAATAAACGCGTTTACACCGAGGGCGTTTACCGCCCCCGGAGACGTACCATATGCGGCAGGAGAACCAAGAGAGACACCGTTAAGAGAAGTAAGATCGGTTTGCGCTGCATATACTGTGCCGGTAGGATTAACCCCGGTTCGTCCACGAAGTGTCGCGCCAACGTTAATACCGCTATAGTCTGCCGATGTTGGGGGTGCCGATCCCGTAAGTCCAGCCGCCGGATTTGTGCTTCCTCCACTAACATTTACATTAAGATTTGATCCTGTAGCTGAAAGTGCGGTACTACCGGCAAACAATGAGGCATTAACAGAGCCCGAGATAACTGAACCGGGACTAACACCAAAATTAGCAGGTGTGCCAAGAGAAGTACCGGCCCATTTTTGAATGTCTACGGTTGAAATAGAGCCTAAAGAAACTGGTATAGCAGTCTGATCCGAGGCAATAACCACGGGTACAGAAGCGGCCATAGTTTTCTGCCCTTCTGTGATGGCGGACCCTCCGATTTGATTTACATTTACGCTTTGGTTGGCCGCAAGGGAAGAATCATTGGCAATAGTGAAGCGAGGAATTCCTAGGCCACTCGCTCCGGTACCCGTAACAATGTTATTACTGCCAAACTGTGTGACATTCGTAGACGCATTCGCCGGGGGTGTCGTTGTGAGTGAGCCAGTAACTAAAAGGTTTCCGCTAGAATCCAGCGTTAAATCCCTAAGATTTCCTAAGTTGTCCTTGCCCGCTATAAGAACGGGATTAACCGTGGACGCGGTTGTGCCCTCTGCTTGAATACCTTGTACCAAGGGGTCTGCCCAAACTGCTGTGGTATTACCGGGCTGACTGATAAGGATTTGCCCGGCATGGGTCAAAGTACCGCCGATACCTATTCCGTTAAGTTCGTTTGCGTTCACAACTCCGGTTCCAGTAAAAGTTAGGGAAGATAAATTTCCTACAGTTAGGGTATGATTAGTATTTGTCCCGCTTGTAATGCTACTAAAAGAAGATGAACCTCCCCCACCTCCGAGAAACTGGTCTATAATCTCAAAATTTTCAGCCATTGTAAAGCTCATATCCCAAAGAGCCAGTCCAAAATTTACAGTGACAGGGTTATCGCCGCCGGGATAAAGAGTAACTGCCATTATTTTATTCTCCTAAGGGCTTTAATCTATCTGCCCTGACTTTATTCATTCTCTTTTTAAATTGGTGGTTAAAGCATAGAGTTTGTAATACTTTTGGCCAACCATTCTTTCTGGCCCAAGTATACAGCGCCCCACCGCCGTACTTTGCTCCAGTTTTTTGCCAGTGTGTATTACCATCATCCTTGATGTGATCTAAACTAAGCATGTCTATATCTTCTACCACACAACCTTCCCAGCAACATCCTAATTTTCCACCCGGACCATAATGAGTTAAGGCTTCTAATTTAGTTCTATCCGTCCAGCGTTGGCACGCTATTCTATGCGCTTCTGGGTCTCTTTTGTGTAAAGAATTGCCCTTTTCTTTTTTACATTGTTTACAGCCGCCATTATCATATAAGTTTTCAGGAATTCTTAAATGCCCACGCAAACAATGGGTAATTAAATGGCCGCAACTTGTAGTATTCCCAGAGCGTAATCTATTACTGTCTACTATATGCTCTTTGCCGCAACTACACATACAAACCCACATTGCTCTTTTATTCTTGCTATTTCCCGGCCTTCTTTTTATAACAGTTAATTCTCCATAAGTATGACCAGTTATGTCTATAAATTTCATAAATTCCTCCGTAAGTAGGTTGAGCCCCGCTGCTTACGGGCAACGAGGCCCTGGCTCAAACCGATCAAAGTTTGAGATTTTTTAAAATTATTCTTGGGCCTGAAAGAACCTTTGCATTGGGTTCGGCATGATTCTCTCGCTGTTAACTTTTGGCTTAAGGCTTTCTAAGTAGTCCAGTTCCGCTTGCTTGGCTTTCGCCTGGTTGTTCTCCAGCTCCACCATCTGCGCCCTAAGCTCCTCCGCCTTCTTAGCCGCCAAGTCTATCTCCGCCTGCTTCTTGGCGTACTCCATGTCCTTCTCCGAACGCCGTACGGCTTCCTCGCGTAGTTCTCTCTCTGCGGCTTCCTTTTTTTCTCGTTTAATACGCTCGTGCTCGGCAACCTTGGTTCTATACTCGGCTTCTTGGCGGGCTTGCTCGGTTTCCCTTTGCTTCTTAAGTTTAGCCAGTTCAATTCTATGCGAGTGCACGGCGCTGGCCTTCTGCCGTTCTAGTTCTTGTGCACGTTCTTCCAGCGCCAATGCTATGTCGTTTAAGTTTGTACCCACTTAGTCCTCCTTTTTACTTTTCTACCGCGCCCGATGTTAGGATGGTAAACGGTGTCAATATAACCCCATTAATTCCTAGACCGGTGTTAACACCGCCATCGGGATAAGGCCCATGGGGACCGCAGTTCGCCCCGATTGGGCAGATATACAAGGTCTGTGTCATAGCCGTGGTCATCTGCGCCGTGTTAACCCCAAATGCCGAATACGAACTAGACCCGACATAAGAAAGGTGGGACAGCCTTAAATTATCCGCGTAGGGCAAAGACATCAGCGGGCAATTATACGGCGCATTGGCGTCTGGACACGGCCCGGTTGGGAAGGTAACCAGTGCGGATGCTCCGTTCATAAACCCGGAGAATCCCAAGCAATTAGGATTAGCGGTACCGGTGGCGCAGTTTACTCCCTGGCTTCCACCACCAAATCCACTTGGGCTTCCATTTGGCGGGAAATAATTAAGACACCCCGGACACAACCCTAATGGATCGGGGGTACTCCAAGCTGTTGAGAGCTGTCCCGGCATAACGTTTTGCCAATATTCAAAAGTGTTCGGGTCCCAACAAGTAAAAGCAGAGGTCCCACCTCCTTGATTGGTACAGGTTACATCGGAATTCCGCCCAGTATCGTTGGTAATAAATACGTTTTTAAAGAACCGGCTGCCGCTAGACTGCCAAAATTGTCCGAAGGACGTAATCGCAAACAAGCTGGGAGACAGAACCGTGTTGTTTTGTATAGTAACGTTTTTGGGTTGTCCGGCCCCGTTTTCAATTATGCACTTAGCGGTTCCGGTAGGGGAAGGCGCGGTATATACAACAGTTAAACCGTTCGGTAGAGTACCGGCCTGGGCATAGGTAGTATTTGCGGAAGAAGAACCGACCGCGTATCCACTCGCGGTGCAGGTATTGTCATCTAGTTGTCCCGCAGTTGTATTAAGTACTATATTCGCGGAGGAACTAACTGTGAACCCGACTTGCGGATTAGAGCCCGACACACTAGTAACTATACAACCGGTGCAGTTCAGTACACTATTAGAACCCGTTAATTTTGAAATGCTAATTGATTGACCGACAACCAAGCTGTTAGTCTCTGTATAAGTATTGTCGGACAATGTAAGTGACGCGGTGGTACCGTTAGAAGAAACACTGGTGATTACCGCCGCCTTGGTTATATTGTGAGCGTATACATTATCATTAACCAATATATCAGTCAGCTTGTAACCAAGGGATGTGTAAACAACATCGCCATTACCTAATAGAGCCGCGCACGTAGTAGTATTGCTGCACAAAGTAGCGGTTCCGGGGTTGTTGATATTGTCTGTGTAAACAATGTTATTTCCTCCGGTACCATCGGCTGCCCACTTACCGGCAGAATCTGCCATAGCAAACACTCCATTCCACCCTGGGTGCTTAGATATTATAAGAGTTTGTCCATTAGCTATGCAAAGTGTCGGAGTAGTAAGACACAACATAGGATCGAGACGCGCCTGAGTATAGGTTATGGTCACTACATTGTTTACACTCGCAATCTTACCGATGTGGCCGGTTATGTCTGCTTGTCCGGGGAAACAGGAGGCCGTTACCGTTGTTCCGACGCTGGACATATTACAATTAAACAAATTGGAGCCAGATACAAATTGCCAGCCATTTCCCGGATTTCCAAACTGATTTGTGTCACCGACGTTTGTTTGTGCATTGTTAATAAAATCGTTGTTCCTTACGGGAAGACTTAAACCGCCCCCTTCTCCCGGTATACCAGAACGATTGGCCATCTCAATTGTTTTCGGAGAATTACGTATCCAATTATTAGAAAATCGTATGTTATCAATTCCTGTTTTAGGCAGCCCTGGAGGCGTACTGTTGGGATCGAAGATACCACAAACCGATCCGCCGGAGCACGTACGGGCATTAATAACAACCACCGAGCCGGGTTGTGCATCGGACCAGTTATTTTCTATAATGTTTCCATCAACTAACACATTATGGCCCAACTTTAGTTCTATAGAGTTCTTAATAGCGTAATTAAACGGACAGGTATCATGCGACCCGTTGCCATCTATTGGGCCGCATCCCCACGGAGGACTGGGGCTCTGCCCCGCACCCGCAGACAGATTTCTCCAACTTAAATCCCTGCCAAAATAATTTCTCCTTATTTCCATGTTGCCGCCGGGACCACCGTTTGAATCTACGGCACCACCACCAGAAAACCACCCCGCCGAGCCACCTTCTTCCCAATTGTTAACAAACTTCTGAGGCCCGTTATCAAAACCTTGGGACGAAGAGTGTGATTCGTTTGCCCACCAATGGATTTTTTCAATATAGCCGTTCATTCTCCAGCAATAATCGCAGTCAAAAACGACGCCTACTTCGGAGTCGTCTCCGCAACCTATGGCGTACTGTGCCGGTGGGTTTGATTCCGTGTAGGAGTAAGTTCCATTAGCAATTGCGGGACCGGAAACCGTAAAAGTAGAATTAGATACTCCGTTTAATATATCGCTAGAATTAGTAATTGTATAAACGTTTCCGTTAATAGTAACCGGAGACCCTACAGTAAAGGTCAGACCAAAATAACTTCCAGTAGCACGCGTTATTAAGAAGGTACCATCGTGGTTGTCGGTTGTAGTAACAGTTCCAGATTTAGTCCAAGCTGAGCAAGCGCCATTAGGCCCGCTTCCCGAAGGTTGACCGGGATCGCCCGGATTCCACCCGTGCGCATAATAGCGATCTAAGCCAATTACGTGGGCTTCCGGGCGTAAAGTTGGTCCAACTCCGAACACAGATTGTCCGCTAAATGCGCTTAAAGCAACAAAGTATCGAACTGCTTTACTGCCCGCCGCGCTTTGGGCCGCGCCTGGTTGCACCGTTAGTTCAACATCCCTAACCACGACGTGGTTGGTATACTTAGCTGGATCAATTAGACTTTGCCCTGCGGTCATAACTGTTTTGCCAACTCCAGAAAGAGGACCATCTAATTGCAAACGCCACATGTTTGCTTTGTCGTTTGGAGAAGTACACCCCGGATTACGTGCCCCGCCAAAACCGGGCAAACCTCTACCGCACGCCATCTGCCCTACAGGCAAAGGCGTTGTGGATTCCAATACAAGACACTTTGTAGGTTCCGTACTACCGTTAAGCTTTCCCGGTAACGTAACCAAAGACTGATTGCTGTCAAGTGTATTACCGTGTAGGAGTGATCCAGACGGAATCTTAATTAGCCACCACGCATCTGTATAACTATTACCACCATTAGCATTAGCGCCGTTATCTCTCCAATTATTCATGGCGTCTAGTAAACCATTAACGGTGTTTGGGTACTTTGATCCGATACCCCCACTGGTTAAATTTGGTCCATTGTTAGTGGAGGTAACACCATCGAGCACAATGGTTACATCGTAGGCGTTTCCTGGGGGATTGCAAATAGAGTTGTCAACCCACTGAGTGGGAAGCGCGGCGAACCCCAAGGGTCCCTGAGCATAGGAAGATATGGAAAAGGCTAGGCAAATGCTAAGCAAATATAATAGTTTTTTCATAGATAGTCTCTTACTGGAAATTTACCACGCACTTGCTACCACGCTTAATCGTAATCGAGTCGGAAGCATTCCCGGTCGATACTAGAATACTAAGGGCCGCCGTAGAAGCCGGTTGTTCAGCCAAAATATGAATTTGAGTGTTGTATACGACATTAGTAGCAGCCGGAGTAAAATTAGCAAAGCTGGTGGCCACAGTTGTTGTTAACCCAATTATGTTACTCTCAACTCGACCGCCTCCGTTTAAGTTGGTACCTTCTGATGCTTGCGCATTTATGTTAGTTGGGGCAGAGGTATCGGATATCCCAAAATTATCGGCTACAGCCGATGTTTGCTGGCTGTACATAATGTCACAGTCCATAGAGACAACAGAAGGGACAGCAGAAGTAATAGTTGCGCTTAATCCAGGAATTGAATTTAAGGACGTAGTACTTATAACTTGATCGGCGGTTACAAATAAAACCATAACATTTTTAGGACAAGATGTAGTTGTCGCTGCGTTTCCGTCTGTGCAAACGGCACGCTGTGAGGCAGCGACGGTTCCGGCGGTTTGTACGCTGGCTCCCGTGCCCTGCAACGCAAGTAATGACCCTTGAGACACATGAGAAGACGCCGCGCCTACAGCCAAAAGAACCGTGCCGGAGGGCTCAGCACTTGGCATCTCTATGCCCCAGGAGGTAAAAGAACTGGAATTAGGGCCAATCCAAGCAAAAATATTAGAGTTCAAAACTGGGGGTGTAGTATTGCCTCCTAGTTGTACCGATCCGGCATGTACACCGTCAGACGGCATGGTACCCATGACAACCCACGTATTGGAAGCCCAGCACCTGTAAAACTCCCCCGATGTTCCGGTTATCAAAAACACCACATCGGTCGAAGCCGTAGCGCTGCCTCCTTTGCAAGTTGCGGGCAATGTAGTAACGGCACGAATCGGCGTCGGAGTTTGCCCCGCCGCACATATAGAAAGTACACAGGCTAGTAGAAAAAACTTAGCCGTTTGAAGAAACGATAACCCAGTTCGCATTGTCTGACTCCATAGAAATAGTTTGCCATTGATTTGTTAATTTATAAGTAGTAGCTCCGTTTATGGTTTGACTGGATGTGGTAACTATATTCACCCCACCAGCACCGGCATCTACCATGATAATTCTTATAGTTTGCCCAACAACACCCACGGCGGTGGGCAACGTTAATGTAATACCACCAACTCCAGCCGTGGCTTCAACTAAGGTATTAATAGCTCCGGCAAATCCTATAGTTGCGTTTGCAGATTTAGTTTGAACTGACTCCGGCGTGCTACCTCCGCCGCCTCCGCCTTTGTTGGCCTGCACATAAGCGGTGGTGGCTAACTGCGTAGTGTTGGTGCCAAAGGGAGCGGTAGGGCCAGATGGTGTTCCCGTGAACAAAGGGGAATCTATTGGGGCCGCGCCGGTAATCATAGCTACGGTATAATCCCCGGTAAGGGCTAGGATATCTCCATTACGACCAAATACGGAAGTGACCAGGCCGCCTCCAGACCCAAACTGGGAGTCTAAGATAAGGAAATCCTGAGCAATGTTTACCGCCATACCGGTAATGCTCATCTGTAGGTTGGGGGTTATTGCTATTTCTGGGTACGTATCTGCCATAGTAATTCCTTCCTTATTGCATCAGCTTAGCAATTATTGGCCCGGCACCCGTGGCTGCGGTAACCTGAAAGCGATAAAAGCGAAAATTAATTAAGTCCACACTACCTGCGGCAAGGGTACCCGGAGATACGGTTCCGACGCTTTGTCCACTTTGCCAACTAAGCGTTTGCCCGGCAGCACCCGTAGTAGTAACCGTGCCAATCGTGTTGTAATCTGTGTCAAAATCAGTGTTGCTACCTTGGATAACAACAGTTACCCCAGAAAGGGTGCTAGGATTAGCAACGGTGTTAGCGGGAAACTTCACAGTGGCGCTAAGCGATTTACCAACCGAATTAGGCCCAGCAACGGGAGAGACTACGGGGGCAGATGAAGCAGGTAGAGCTGCAACAATGCCAACAGTTAGCACGTCTCCGATCTCCGGTTGTGGAATAATTAGCTGACCAGAATCAGTGGCCGAGGCGCTATTTCCGGTTCCAGAAAAAGTAATAGAGTATACACCAGCGTCTGGATTTGTTAGGGCTGTCACCGACAAAATACTAGCGTTGGTTACGTTATAGGCTCCGGCAGCATTTGCCGTGCCAACGATTGTAACCAAAGAATCTACAACCGGGACGTTCCCAGACGTAATTAGAAATTTAACAGTGGATGTTGCACCGTTGCCGCTGTCCGATAAAACCGTTCCTAGGGTTGGACCAACTTTATCGCTCCATGTGCCAAATAGATAAGACATGGAACCTTGGACCATCAGGGCCGGGCTATTCTTAAACGGAGACTTTACATATAGACTCATTTTGGTTATTCTCATTCCCCCGCATCAAAGCGGGACTTTCAGGTTTGCGTTTCTACTCTTTCTTATTTGCTTGGTCCTTCATCTCTTGCGCTCTTTTAAGAATGTCCGAAGTACTAGCGCCTTCGCCTAGCTCCTTCTTGGCATTCTCATAGTGATTGGTATCGGCGGTTGCACCTTCTTTAGTGCCCACGGTTTCCCCGGCTTCGTGCGCCTTCATAATAGCTCGGGCTCGTTCTGCCTTAGATAAACTGCTTCTCGATGCCTCTTCGAAGGGAAATTCGTTGTTTTCTTGCTCGCTCTTGTCGTATTTGGCGGCCTTGGCGGCAATATCGTCAATCTTGCTCTGCGGCATCTTAGCAATTACATCTTTTACATACTGATCCCGATCAACCCGATGGCGGTGGGAATCTCGTCTAGAGAAATCGTACTGATCGTGCTTAAGCCCTAGTTTATCTCCTAGCTTAATCAGGTCTTGATCGGTATGTTGAGAAACCACTTCTTCAGTCCTAGTTCTGTTCTCGGGGTTAACTGCCACTTCTTTTTCCTTTGGTGCTGGTTGCTCGGCACTCTCTTGGCCTTCGCTAGGTTCTTCTTTCTTCGGTTCTTCTTTAGTTTGTTCTACTGTAGCGGGCTTAGTTTCTTCCGCCTTAGGTTCGGACTTAGGTTCAGCTTTAGGTTTAACCGGCTGCTCACCCCTTATCTTATTTCCAATGTCCTCGGCGGGCCTAAAGTCGAATCCGAACTCCTTTACGTCTCCGGGAACGGCAGAACCAAGTGGACGCATAGCAACCCCGTTCTTCCTGAACTCCTTGCCTACGGCATCATCTGCCTTATCTATAAACCCACCGGTACGGGGCGCTGCCCGGCTTTCTATGGGCGGGACTGCCTGGGGTTCCGCCGGGGGTGTGCCAAGGGGTTTCATGGCGAATGGCTTAGCGGTCTTATCTGGAGCTAATGACATTTTCAAGGCTTCGTTTAGGCCTTGAGGATCGGTATCCACAACTTTACCACCGCGTGCCTTTAGAGAACCCAAGCTACCGGGCGTTTCAGGGGCGGCTGGCCGCATTTGCGTATCTTGTACGGCAGGTTCTACTTGCGTTGGCACAGCATTATCTACTTGTGGTTGCACAGTAATATTTGCTTGCGCTGGTGCGGGTCTACCATTACGGGCGTTATTAGCGTGCTTAGCGGCCTCCGCGTAATCCGCATGGGCCTTAGCAAGCTTATTCGTTACCGCCTCTGGAGGACCTTCTGGGGAATTCTTATAAAAGTCGGCCTCTTTTTGAGCCGCATCGTAGACCTTCTTCGCTTCTCCTACTTTATCGGCATGAAACTTATACAATTGGTACTTGTCGTATATTGCCGGAGCTTTTTCTGCCACTTTCATTCCGGCCTTGCCTGCGGCTTCTGCTCCAAGAACGGTTCCCGCTCCCTGTCCTATAGCTTCTGGAGCAACGCTTAAAGCTTGATCTAAAGTGGGGCGGGTAGCAGGATTGGCGTATGTTTTGTACGCGTCTATAGCGGCGGGTATTCCAGACATACGCTGGACTCCCAAGCCGATGCGCTTAAATCCAGAGGTTTCCGCTCCGGGTTCTTCTCCGTGCGCCTGTTCAAATGAGGCGTTCTGAGCTTTTTCTTCGGGCGTAGCCTCATCTGCGAATGCGTGGTAGATGCCGGGGATTACCCCCAAAGCAGACTTAGCAGTAGAATACACTTCTCTGCCTAAAGTTTTGGGAACCTCTATAGCATTGGTCCTCATAAGGCTGCTATAGTTTTTAGGGTTTGGCGCTAAAGCCTTATTAATATTTGCATCGGCCTTATCTAAAAAACTAGGCTCTTCTTGAGCAGCCGTCTGGGACTGAGCAGGAGTTCCTTCCTTTGTATCGCTCCATGTAAAACGGTCGGGTATATTGTTTGTAGCCGGGGGCGCTTCCTGCTTCGCCCCCTCATCTGACCACGCAAAACGGTCATTAGACATTGGTGGTCCTTTCTATTTACTCGAAGGTTTGTAAAGGTCCGGCCATTCTGATGTATAACCAGACATAGTTTGTCTTTTTGCTTCAAAAGCCGGAGCAACCGCATTCCACTCTATGTACGGTAAAGGAATGGTAATATTCTCGGCCTGGATCAAAGCTGGGTTTCTGCCAACAGAACCTAAACGTGCCTTCATAGCAGCAAAATTATCGACAACCGCCGTGTAATAGTCAGCTAAAAGTTTTTGTGCCGCCGATGAAAGGGCATTATACTGATCGCTTGTTATTGTTCCGTTCATCAACTTATTTCCATATTTACCCAGAGGACCAGCAAGAGGAATCTCATCAAACATTCCCGCCAATAATCCAGAGGTTGCCTCCGGGGCGTGATCGGTTAATACCCTTAGGGCATCCCTATCTTTAGAACTAAGTTTAGCGTTCTTCATATCTGTTCGATACGTATCCAAGGTTTTAAAAGTACTGTCCATGGAAGCGTGTTTATCACGGTTATCTTGAGCCTGCTTAGAATTCAGCTTTTCCAAATTATTGGGATCAAGGCCTAACTCTTTAGCCTGCCCATAAGACATCTGTACGCGCTTACCATCCGGCATTGTTGCTACCACTTCGCTGCCTTGGAAGTGCTTATCAAGGGCGTGCTTATTGGCTTCATCTCCGGCGTCTACTTTTACTTCTAAATTAGTAGCCGGTGTCGGATTGGCGGCCATATACGCTTCCGCCGCTGCCTTTTCTTCTGGTTTGAGTGTTTTAGAACTGTTTATGGATTTAGTAAGTTGATTAGGACCAGTAGGGAGTCCCTCTGCTGCCACCTTGGCTATAGCGTTCTGAAACGCAAGTTTGTTTTGTTCCTGCGTCTCCGGCTTAACCGCCGTTACATCGTGTGCGCCCTTAACTATGCTATCCAATGCAGACTGCGCGGCAGTAATCTTTGCAGGATCACCCGTGGCCTTTGCGGCGACTAAGGCTGCCTCGGCATCAATAGCTTGCTGCGCCGGGGAAGAATCCTTGGGTGCCGCCTTGCCTGCCCCCATAGCGGCAGTCAAATCGTTAACTTTAGCCTGCGCTGCGGCCTTGGCCTCTGGGGTTGTAGCGGCACGCAATTCGGCCTGAGCATTAATTAACTGTTGTTCTGCCGAAGGCGGTTTATTTGCTTCCGCCCGGTTCTTAGCGGTTTCGGCAACCGTTAGGTCGTGCCCAGCCGCATCCTTAAGCTCCCGCTCTGCTTGTCCTACCTGTATTTGTTTATTAAGATCGGTACCGGGGATATTAGCCATGACTTCTGGGGCTAATACGTTTCCCGCCACATTACCAACTTTCGCAGCAATATGGCCAATGCGGCCCAAAGCTCCGGGGTGGTTTGCGGGAGACCCATAAGGATTCATCTCGTTCAATCGAGCAAGTTGTAACCTAGCTTCGGCTGCTTGGGTTTCATTCCCGGTAGCAATGATATTTCTAAGATGTCCACGCTGAGTCTCTAAATCATTGTGTAACTCGGCTTCGCCCGGCGTACCCTTACCTATGCGCTGCGTACCTGTGTATGCGGGCATCGGAGGTTTTTCTTGGCCTAACGGTACCATTGCTGTGGAAGCCGGGGTAACATCCGCCGGATTCGGAGCAGAAGCGGCATTAGCTTCTGGAGCAGCCACGTTTGGTTCTGGCCGCATAGGTCCACCGCCCTGTACATAAGGATCGGCCTCTTTTTCTTTAAATGGATCGGTATCGACGTGTTCCATTAACTGATTCATAGCGATCTTGGCGTTCCCCGCACCCAATAGATCGCCCTTAGCGGCCTTATCGGTGGCCTCCTTAGCCAACATCGTGCGCTGCGCCCCTATAATAGCCTTGGTATCTGGATGAATTTCTTTTTTAGGAACTTCTGGGGCGTACTTAGGATTTACTGCAAAATTTGGATCGGATTGCGCGTCTGGATACCCTTGTTTCTTAAGTTCCTCTGGAGATAATTGCTCCGATTGTCCTGGCGGTAAGTCTTCTCCGCCCAGCGGCTTCATTGCCGAAGATTGGGGAGGAGACATGCGAGGAACTGAGGATGTGCCAAGCGGATGCCCTGCGGACTGCTCAGTGGAAGATACAGGAAATTGCTGAGCGGGTGCGTTTTCTACACCCATCTTTGCGTTGTTCATCCTAGGAACTTCTGGGGCATACTTAGGGTTTACAGGAAAATTAGGATCGGATTGTTCACTAGGATAACCTTGTTCCTTAAGTTGCGCCCGATTATACTCGTCTATGTGGCGCTGATTTTCTGCGAACTCGTCCTGAGGAGCAGCGTCCGTGGCGTCGTCTCCGAGATTTCTCATTAAACTTGTTGCCATGTTTTCTCCTTAACCCTGAAGACCTTTGGGGTATAACGCCTTAAATACATTAGCTCCTGCGTCTACACCAGCCAGAAGATTTTGGTACCATCCTGATTTTCCAGCATTAACTTCGGAGTTAATATCTTGAGCCTGCTGTCCCATCGCATCAAGTTGTCCCTTTACATTTGTTCCGTACAGCCCTTCCATACCCCTAGCACCTTCTTGGTTCAGTTGCTTAGCCCCTAATACGTCTTGCACTGCGATTGCTTCGGAGGAACCTGCTAAGGCTTTCTGTTTGTCACGGGCAACTTCGTCGAGACTTTTAGTAAATCCTGAAGGATTGCGCGTTCGAGCAGCTTCGAGTTCCGCTTGGCCGGTAAGGGCGCTAGTTGCGCCGCCTGTGCCAGCGCCTGCTGCCGTTAGCAATTCATTAGTCTGCGTTGGATCGAAGCCGTGCTCAGCCGTCATTTCTTGTCTAAAAAATGGATTGAGTGCTGCACCTTCTGCGCCCGCTTCTTGTCCGTAACCAACGGCAGTAGTCTTGGCAGTGTTTGCTGCGTCCTTAGCCGCGCCCTGTCCCCATCTATCGCAAAGTGCTATAGGGCCAGTATAATCATAAGATTTTTCGGAGATAAGCTCCAAGCCGCCGTCTGGCAACATTTGGTATTTAAGTTCAATATATACCTTCATTACTTTGTCTCCACTTTTTTAACTCTATGCCTCAAACACAATTCTCCATTAATCACTCTTTTTATCCAATTACAATTTGAGCATAGAAGTTGGTACCTACCCTCTGTGTCATTTAAAGCTCTTTTACATAACTGATAGCCACTTTCATGTATCTCTAAGTACCCATCTCCATTTACATGGTCTATATGTAGGCATCGCACATCCGTGCAACCAAAAGTACCATCAGAATTTACCCATTTACATTCTGGACTATTGCATCTTCCCCCAAGCTTTGCATAGGCTAACGCCCTCATTTTCCTTCTAGCCCTAGTAGCGGTGGCACGCGCCTCTTCGTTATTATTTTCTCTCCACTTTTTCTTGGCCTTATCCCTGGCTATTTTATATTCCTCGGGGGACATCTTTTCTCTTTTCATTGCTTCCTTCCAGTTGTCTTTGAAAAAGCTTTCCACCCCGGCCTCGGAGTAGACCAGCCAAAATCTTCTGTTAATCTCCTACTAAAACGTTCCATATTTGGAGGTAAATAGAGTACGGCGGAATCTACGCCTTTTAGCCAAACTTCAGATATCACACTTTCATCTAATTCTTTTAGCACAGAAAACTTTTGCTCTGGAGTTCCCCATTCTTCTTTACTAAGCCAAAGATAAAATTCTGTTTGGAGCAAGGCTCCGAGCGCCGCCACAACTTTTCCTTCGTATTCTGCCACCTGTTTTATGAGAAATAGCGGGGATTCCAAGTCGGGCAATTTATAATCAATCCCTGACTCTTCGTGAATCGTGGCAATCGCTGAAAAATCGCTTGGCTTATAATCCCTAATCGCTGCCCCTGAGTCATTCATGCTTACACCGCCACTTCGTCCCACACAATACCTGCGTCCACGGCTGCGGCTGTTCCGGTTACAGTGGAAATAATGGCGGCTGCGCATCCCGGAGGAACGATAAGTCCGCCCGCCGTTTCTTCATACCCTTGCGGAAACCCGGTAGTGGTCGCCGTGGTGGCCGCGCCAACGCCCATAATAGGTCGGACGTAAAGAAGCGCAGATAATCCAGTAGCAGCGGCATTAGCTACAAACTTAGCCACAGAACCGGAAGCCTGATATGTAAGCATATTAAGAGGCTGACTAAGATTGGCCGTAACGGGGGTTGTAGGTCCTGCCGACCAGACAAAGCTGCCGGGAGAAACAGTGCCGTTATTCCTTATGGCGATATATGTCTGCACAACAACTAAATTTTTACCGGTCCCTGTCGGATTCCAAACAAGTAAAAGCGGTGTTCCGGCAGCCCCCAATATTCCGGTGCTTACACCAGTCGGATTTGCATTAGCAACTTGGGCGGAAAATTTTTGTCCGCGATAAGTGTTCTCGTAATATCGGGGCTGAAGCTCCGTCACTAAAACTTCGGAAAACTCCCCGCACCCAGCAACAAGATTTTGGCCAACTGCCTTGCCCGTTTGCCCTTGGTTAAGTTGGAACAGCATCTATATCTCCTTATAAAGCGTCTACTGCTACTTCGGCGTCCGCCGCTAAAATTTGTGGATCAAAATCCCTGGGGTTCGCTCGGCCACCCTCACAGGCTAACTGAACGAGTGCTAGGCGAATACTACGCATTTCCATAAGCAATTGTAAAAGTGTTTCATTCACGTTAGTAATATCCCCAATTTGTATTTTTCCAATTCCTACGCCCGGCGTTCCAAAAAACAACTTATTAGTATCACTGCAAAAATACATTTCTCCTAAGGCCAATACAGGCATATTGGCCTGCGAACCCCTCTTGACCTGTATCTGGATCGGCATCTATTTAATCGCCATTATTTTATAGGTACACGTAGTGGAGAACCCATACACCACGGAATGGTGGGCATCTGCTACGCAGGTTAATAGTCCAGTAAAGGTTTGACCTACGACGATGCCTGGTACGCCTTGCACACCCTGAGGTCCTTGCGGCCCCGTAGCCCCGGTTGCGCCTGTCGGACCCTGTGGTCCGGTTGTCCCTGCTGGGCCTGTCTGACCAGTAGGACCTTGTGGGCCAGGGGCACCATCAGCGCCCGCCGGGCCGGTTGCGCCCGGCACACCTTGAGGACCAGCCGGGCCAACTGCTCCGTCGTTACCAGGGTTACCTTGTACGCCTTGCAAACCTTGCGGGCCAGTTGCTCCGGCTACGCCCGCTGGTCCTGGGTTTCCTTGCGGACCTGCGGGACCAGTATTACCAGTGGGGCCTACTAAGCCTTGCGGACCAGGTTGTCCCTGCGGGCCTGCTGGGCCTTGAGCACCGGTTGCTCCTGCGGCACCTTGGGGACCCTGTGCGCCAGTTAAACCTATTGGTCCCGCCGGTCCTTGCGGGCCGACAAGAGAATGGTAAGGTCCGCCATTATCGGATTCTTGAATGATCCCATTTAAAATTGTTTGGATATAAAGATTTGCGGCGGGGTCAGAAACCGGCTTTCCATTATCTTTCAAAATAGTTGCAGATTGAACTGTTGGATTACCTACCACATTAACCGGCCCTTGGCAATCTGTACCGGGCGGCGGTACCGTAGCCGTACACTGTGCGCCCACGTATGAACTTAACAGCAATAACAAAGTAGAAATAGATAGTTTCATAATTTCCTTTAAAATGTGCCGCAATCTATAGTTGCTAGCCCTGTTACTCCGTCAATGGTGCTGGGCAACTGTCCTTCAACCAAAGTTCCCGAGATGTTCGTAAACGCGGGCTGTGCTGCCGAGAAGTTGCCACTGTCGTCCACGCTAGTTAGGAACTGGTTAGCAACCGCCGTGAACTTCGCCGGCTTCATACCAGTTTGAACCTGGTAATTAGCCCCATCGGAATTCAGGCGAATGCCCTGGTTCTTCTGTAGAACGAAGGTCGCCGCGCCGTTAATCGTAGAAGTGGTCGGTGTAATGGTTACCGCACCCGCCCCTAGATTTTGTAGGTCAACAAAGAAAGTACTGGTAAACAACCCGGTTCCAGCTTGGGGAATTGATACCGCCACTGGGGAGGCATTAGACAACGTAACAAGTTTACCGGCGTCTCCTCCAACTATAGCGTACGTTGTACCGGTCTGCGCATTCACAGGCTGAGTTGCTGCGGGCAAATTAGTTACGTTTGACGCATCGACCTTGAGTGGGCTTGTTCCCGCGCCGGTACCGATGGTTATCTCATGGGTATCCGTTGTTACGAAGAACTCACCCGCCGCGCCAGACGCGGGTAGATTGGCTTTTAGGCCTCGTTTATGTTGGATTGCGATTGACATTAGAAAACACCTAGATCAATTTGAGTCAGGGTACCAGTAGGGTCAATAACAGGGGGCATCTGCGTCTGTGTTAGCTGACCGGGCGAACCGGAGAGAAGTGCGCTCGTTTGCACGGAGTCATCTGGGAATAGTACCCCGGCGTACATCTTCAAGTTTAACGTTTGTTTTTTCTCTGCCATAGTTACACCAAATTACGTTTCGGCCCCGTAGCCGGTCTGTCTAGAATCTTGCCCAAGCCGTGTCCGCCCTGATTACCGGTCGGAGAGGCAGTTCCGCTGCCCGTAGACTGTAGTAAGGTACCTGCGGATGAACCGGTCATCTGCACCTGTATTGGCTGCGCTAGACCCCCAAATACGGTCGGTCTGGCGGGATCGCTGCCGGGATATTGCGGATACGAGCGAACATAATAGATTTGCTTAGTAACGCCATCGTCAAGATAAGTAGGAAGATGAACGAATGCCGAGCGGCTACATCCGTGATCTATAATATGCGGATTAGAAAAGTTACTGTCCGTAGCGACTTCTGTTATGTACTGGACGTTTTTCTTTACAGGCCCATTATGAGTTAAGGTCAGATGCAATATTTCAGAAGGAGCGATTAATTTAGAACCAAGTTGAGTACCTTGTATATTCACACTGTCCACCGGATCAGGGGGTGCAATTTTGCCCACGGATGAAACACCGGCGTTCTTTGCGGTAAGGTTCACGGCGTCAAGGATGCGCTGAAGAATAGAACCTAGATAAGTGTTTTGTTGGCTTAGAAATGGGAGTTCACGGCCACCTTCTAGAATTGCATGTTCACCGTGAGCCATCTAGTTCCTTCCTTTTTAATATACTGGCCATTCTCTTAGCTACATGTTCTGGAGATTGCTTTCTACCGAGTTTAGCTAGTCGCATTTTTTGTAAAGCTTCGGGAGAATGTTTTTTGTGGTAAAAAGGATTAAGCGCCCCTTTTAGATGCGACTTACCTTTATTCCAAGGAATAAATCCGGCTTTAAATTCAGTACTAGGAGATAATCTTTGTCCCTTTTTAATTTCTGTACTCGGGGATAACCTTTGTCCCCTTTTTATGGGCTTTGGCGGTAGTAATCCTTTCTTAGCCAAACTCATTTTAACTCTTGCTTCTTTTGTAGGCGTATGCCCTAAACTTCCCTCTCCCCCGTCTGTTAAATTATAACCATTAGGAGATTTAGTATTCAAAAATGAAATGTAGAATATTTCTACAAAATCCATTTCTTCTTTATGCAGACATTCATGGATAATTTCTATTACGAAAGAATTTGTTCCATACTTTTTCAAAGCGTTGCGTAAGAGAGATACATGAGAAGTGTCATTCCCATGCTGCGCCCATCTAGTTTGAAGAGGTTTTACGGTCTGCCCTACATATTGTTTTCCGTTATGTTTGTTTGTTACTAAATATACTATCATTTTCTCTCCTGATAAGATCGAGCTGGAAGCAGTATCAGGCTGTTCCAGCTCTAGCTCAAAGCCGCTAAGCTATGAGATATTATTTTATGCCGGTATTTAATCCTCCGGTCGGATTCAAACTGGACCAAGGATCGGCCTTGCCAGTTAACAGTGATTTAGAAACTTGGAACCATGAACCAACGGCATTGGTAGAAAATTCCAAAAACACTCTATTACCTTTTATGTTTAAAGGTCTAAAGGCATCGTCATTAGCTGGGTCAAAAAGATTAATTCCGCCTGGTATAGTATAAGGGTAACGAGCTTCAAGCACATTAGGTATAACTCTAACTTGCATGTTACCCGATCCTTTTGCGTTCACTTGAAATACCGTGTATCTCTTCGCGTGATAACCGAACAGGGGTATGGTCGCACTCTTAGCAGCATTAACATGCCCATAGGTTGTATAGAGGCTGAAAATTGCTGTACCATCATCGCTAAATTGGTTGTCTTCGAATTCATAAATTTTTGAAGAATCAATTCCGTTACACACGAATAGAGGAGTATCAATTCCATTTGGCCTCATAATAAAATCCATGTACGGACTTGGTATCTGCCAAATAGTCCACTTACGCTTCATATCAACAGCGGCAAGCGTGCCAAACATCGTGGTCCTAATTCCTGATGCTCCTATTAGTTCCTCAAAAGAATCCATTGCTTGGTAATTAAGAACCAACATAACATTTGGAGATATAGGAGCCGGGTTATAGGGGGCAAAAGGAAGCCACTTTATAGACTTTGTAGTTATACCTGTAACTGGGTCAGTACCGGTCGGCAAAGGGATTGCACAATACATCATTTTATTAGTTACATCATTGCGCAATACAATTGTCTTACCAGCGTCCCAATTAATTGCTTCCCAAATTTGTCTGATTTCCCAATTAATGGGAACAGGTTGCCCGCCGTTAAAACCATAAATCCCCGCACGGCACGCCATCACTGCCCACTCTTCGCCTGAGGAATAAGAATGTATTCCAATAGAACCGGCCTTATTACTCACCTCTCTGAGGCTCCAGCCTCCCGGTTCGCTCGTTGGGATATCTTGCGTGGAATAAAGCGAGTTCGTTTTGAGCAAATACATGATGTCGTGCATCACGAACCCGCCCGTGCACGTTTGGCTATTTTCCGAGGCGGTATTAATAATCCCCCCGGAACCGCTGGCATCTATCGCCTCCAAATTATCAATGTACGAGCCATAGACCTGCGTGAGCAGATAAGGCTCCAAAGTCGGGAATACCTCTATCCTGTCCACCTGTACATCGGCCCCCGGCCCGGCATTCGCTAAGCTCACCCTTAGTTGCAAAGCAGGGCTTACGCCTTGTGTAAAGGGTGTGGTTAGCAATGCCCCAGTAAATACCGAAGTATTCGTAGACATGCTGGCTAACAGCACCGAGAACGTTCCGTAGGTGATGCCAAATCCGATTCCCGTATTGAAGTCCGTCAAGTCGATAACCAGAGACCCCACCGCGTTTCCAGAAGGATTGCTTGCTGCCACTCTAACGGAATACAAGGTATTCGGCAAAATTATTGGAACTTGGTAGGGGTCCGTGTAGGCAGTCTGATAAACTAGACCAACCCCGGACTTTACCGTAGAACCGGCGTTCTTGATGTATAGAGACATGCCGGTAACCGGGCTGTTAATAAGATTGGTATTGGCTACATCGGTTCCAATCCAACCAAGTGGAAATAAGTTACCTCCTGGGTTTGGTAGGTAACCACCATCGAACGTGAGGTTATTAAAGTTATCAACCTTGTTTAGCTGCATTCCGTAGAACATGCGGGATGCGTAAGGCAGGCACCAAGCGGAACTGCCCAGCTCGATTAGATTAAACAGGTTGTTGCCCTGCACATCTATTTCTTGGGAAGACAGGAGCACCGCGTCCGTAAACGAAAGCTTAGCAGATGTGGTAATATTATCCCTAATAATTGTGGATGGGTACGTAGTGACGGTGTTTCCCACGGTTAACACAACGTTGTTAGGGATCACGTAAAAACTAGCTCCCGGCACACCGTTAGCGCCCGCCTCGGTAATCGCTATGCCTCTTGCAATGACATTTGGAGGGCCGATAGGAATATTAGTAACCTCTAGTTCATTGGCGTTAGAAGACGTGGTAAATGTTACCGGCGGCGACACGGCAGTCTCCAGGCCGCTTTGCGTAATAAAGAACACTACCGCTTGGCGAGTACCGGCCCCTAAAGGCTGAATCGAGCTGCCAACAATGGTAACCTTTCCACCAGAACCAGCGTTGCCAAAAATAGATTGGCCGGTAGTGCCCGCGACCACTGCGCCGGGATCAAATGTAAACTGCGTACCAAACGTAGAACCCACGCCATTAGCTTCAAACGCAAACGGTATGGGATGATTTGGCGGGAATCCGGCAATCTGAAATATTCCGCCTGCCACAGAAGAAATAACTCCGGTGGCATTAAATATAGCCGCATTGGTACAATTCGTAACAGTAACAATTTCCCCGACTAAAGGACCGGCCCCGCTTTGTACGTTGTACGTATACGAGGCGTTACCGGAGGCATCCATCTGGGTGCCACTAATATTAAGAACTCCGCTAGTCAGGGGTGTAACTATTGTCCAGTTGCTATTCCAACCGGTGGGTGTAACCCCGGTAATAGTAATCGGACTACCCGCTGTAAGGTTAGGGATGGGCGTAGATGTGGTTAAGGTTGCAAGGGTAATTTGGTATGAAACAGGATTTCCTGGAGGAAAAATTTGACTGTAACTACCGGATGCCGTATAAGTAAACGTAAAGTACCAATAATTACCCCCTACCCCCGGAGGATTTCCTAATCCCGTGCCATTAACAAGCCATGTACCATTAAACTGTGCCGCCCCTCCTGTAGCATGTGCTAAGTTAACATAAACAGGGTTTGTTGTGGAAGATAACCCTGGGTCCTGTCCACCAGTTGTATCGTGCTTATAATAAACCGTAACCGTTGATCCCGGAGAAGTCTGTCCCGGACCCGCGCTCCACAAAAATTCTGCGATGCCAGAATAGGGCACCGGTTGCGTAATCGACTGGATGGAATAACTAAAAGTAGGCGTGGCCGTACCATTAATTGCTGAGCCAATATCATCAGGGTGTTGAAATTGCACCTCAAACGTGGTGGGCGATAATCCGGTACTAAGTACAATAACCGACTGTCCGTTTAGGTAGGAAACAACATTGCTGAGAATATAAATGCTGCCTACCGTAGGCATAGTACCCGTATAGGTAAAGGTAACTACATTCCCAGATAGAGAATAATGGCTAAGGCTCAGTATATTGCTTATCGAGCCGATTGATGCCTGGAACGATGGCGGTGCTCCCGGTCCTACTTGAGACAGGGGATAAAAAGTGTTACCGCTTAAAACTCTGGGTCTCTCCGTGCCAATGGAGAGGTCTGAGAACATGATGTACTCTTGGTTATCCGCCGTGGCGCTCTTGGCATAAGAACCGGGAATAATACCAACCAAGGCCGTGGAAAGAACGTTAGGGTTATTGTTAACGTCCTCCTTCCACATGATTCCAGAATCATCTAAGGCAAGAGTAGTAATTTGCCCGTTGTTCTGCTCATATGTTTTTACGTACAGAAAATCAGCCAAAGACGGAGTAAGGTAAGCCAAGATATCTAAATCTTTGGCAAATGTAGTACCAACCCCCGACCCGGTTATCTGTACACCGAAACCTGTGTTGTTGATATCAGAAGAAATCCACGTGGTGCCCCACAGATCGTTCGATGCCCCAATCGTGTAGATAGTAGGTGTGCTGCTTAGCGTTACGCTTTTCGGCGTACCAACCGGCACCTCGGCCTTAATCATCTGCACCGACAAGTTAGTAGTAAGGCTGGAATACGCAACAAAGCTCACCCCGATGCCGGATATACCAGATGTTGCCGGTACCGCAAAGGAAAACGTCTCGACCTGCAAAATTTCAGAAAGCAAAGACGTGGTGTAGTATACCGACACCGAGAGGTTGTTTACGCTAAACGTGGAGCTGACCGCTGAGGTCCCGGAGGTGTCCAACTCGGCTTGCAGGAGAATGCCAAGCGAACTGCCATCTACAATGGCGGGTGTTAACGTAGTTCCCCATTGAAATGCGGAAGAACCCTGAGTATAGGTCTTCAGGGAGCTGCCGATAGGAACGTTTATATACGACCCTATCGGTGCCCCGTTTAAAGCAAGTTCAATGTTAATAGAGGGAGTTCCGGTGCCCACGGCTTGCGCTGCGAACGACGTGGAAATGCCAAGCACGGTAGCGCTACTGGGTATGTTAAAGTTTATACTGCTTGCCAGCAGCAATGCGGATACCGCCATGGTTACTCCCTTCTATTTTAGTTGTTTGTTATGGGCTATGTCACCGTTCCACAGTATGTAGTGATGATCTGCCTCATTATCGGAGATAACGTGTAAATCGAAGACCGTACCCACGAACCAGACTCGGCGTAGATTGTGATATTTAAGCCCAGCCGGTTCCCATTTATCCCCGGACCTCATAACGTGATCTATGGTGACAAGCTTATCCTCTTCGATTACCACCATCCAACCTTTGTAATCCTTGTGAACGATAAGCCGCGCACTATGCGTACCGGTTTCGTTAGAAACTTGGAGAGTGCCGGGCGCATTTCCCAGCTCGATAAGACCTTCTGGGGTACGAACGGAAACCGCTGCGGAGAAGCAACCGCCTCCGCCGCCACCCCCTCCACCTCCACCCCCGCCACCACCACCGCCCCCTCCGCCACCACCTGCGGCGATAGATAGAGTAACTTGGGCGAATGCCGAGCCGGTAGTGTATACGTTGCCAGGGGCGGTCCACGCCGGATTACTAGACGACTCATTTCCTGCCGCCGTAGGAACCATTGTTGCTGATAAGGCTGCGCCACCGACTGCCGAGGCGTAAGAAACGTTACCTAGGATTCCACTGGGGTTGGTCCACCCGGTGGAAGTTACGGTGTTGCCTAGGTTAGGCCCAGCGAATGCGCCTGAAAGGGAGACCGCAGAACCTGTGAGATTGAAAAATGGACCGTCGTCCTTAAATGGCAAGAAAACCGAGAAGGTTGTTGCTGTCGCGGAAACGACAAATACCTGGAGGCCATTCAGATATGAAAGGTTGTTTATAAAACCGGACAACAAAAACCCCTCATTAACCGTTGGTTCTACGCCAGTATACCCAAACACTGCTATACCGTAATGAAGAACATAGGAAGTGATTATTAATGTGGTCGCGTAAGAGTACACGCTCAATAAACCGGACCTGGTGCGTACGCTACCTACGTTAAACTGAACGTCCCAATTTCTAGGACTCGCGCCTTCAGGGAGGTCCACTGCATCGGCTATGGTGATTAATCCAGAAAAGGCGTCTAATGATGCTGTCGATTATTGTTACAAATAAGCCGCGTCCGCTTACTCTCTTATTATTACTAATAAGTCCAGACTATATCTTGATCCCTTTGCAGGACCCCTAGTGCTTCGGGAACGCTGTTCCCTACTCTCTTTCGAGATAGTCGTTACACCTTCCCATTTCTGGGCTCGGCTCGGTATTGACCCTATCGGGTGTTCCACCGAATTCTCTAGGTTACAAACAATCATTGCTGATTGATGAGGCAATTACTTACCTAACTGCGATAAATTATGGCCCGTACGACCTCTCTTCCTTCCATTTAGTTACGTAGGCAATTGCTGCCAACATAATTTCTGGGTTTTCTTTTAAATTTCCAATGCCTAAATTACAATTGCCACATAAAATACCTCTAGGCTTTGGAGGCTCTACGTGCTCATGGTCAGCATGAGCCTGGTTAGTAGCGCCGTTCTTTATAGCATTAATATCTAGAACAGTTCTACAAACGGCGCATTTATTTTCTTGCAGGTTTAGGGTCTCTTCAAAAAGATCAATATTCCAACCGACTCTTTTAAGTTGTTGTGCCCTTCTTCTTCGTCTTTCTTTTTCCCATAATTCAGGGCTGGATTTCTTTAACGCTCTGTATTTTGCTTCTGCAATCCTTTGTCTATCGCGCTGGGCGGCATTCCTACAAATTATACAAATCCTACGTTCGCCCTTCATGTATGTGTTTTCCGATGTAAACTCGTGACCACGAAGACAATGGGTTTTGTCAGTGTTCTGATTTTTATTTTGCTTTACTTCCCCCTCTTCTAATCCCGTGTTTTCTCTTGCCCATTCACGCTTACATGCTCGACAAACTCTTGCCCCGTTAGGTAATATCCTTGTATTTTCTACCGTGTACTCATGTCCATGCTTACAATGTGTATTCTTATGATGCGGCATTATTTTTCTCCTATGAAGATGCGCGGAGAATGCCCATGCATAGGTAGGCATTCCCCACGGCTGCCTGAGGTAATTAATCTCAGGAAATTGTTGTTGAATTATCCTCTTACGCTAGTGCGATCCCACTGTGCCTCAAAAAGCAAGGTGTCAGATAACACAGAGACTGGTATAGCAGAGCCCCCGGCAAGTTCTACCCCGTTATTAAAAATCTGGAGAGAATCTGTGACTGGGGTATAACGGTATGCAATAGTTGCCAATATGATGTTGTTCTTAGGTTCCTCGCCGTAGACCTCACAACGCAAGAACCCATTAAAATCCACCGTACGTTGGTCCGCGTACTGCATCAATCCGAACGGAATTCCTCCGCTTGTGTAACCTCCAGGATTAATAGTCACCACTCCCCATGATCTTAAACTTTTTCCTGTAATATCTGGGTGTGTGAGTTCGCTTAGCGTCACCGTGGCACTCGCTGAGGATGTGCCTATCGCTACTACGCCACCTCCCGTACCCGTTCCCGCGCCAGTTGCCGGGGCAGTAACAGTGTTACCACTCAACGTCACCGCGCCGTTTCTGGCGAGTAATCTGCCGTTGACCGTGGCCCCGGTGTTCACGGAAATTGAAGTCAGCGCCACGATGTCCCCAGAAACAACCGCCGTGGTTCCGATGGTTGCAGAGCTTCCAACTTGCCATATAATGTTTTTGGCGGTTGCACCATTTGTAAGGACAACAGTAGAACCGTTGTTGAAGGTAAGAGTGGACGCGGCTTGGAAAATAAATTCCGCAGTTGGGTCGCCGTTTCCGTTAAGGGTTACGGTTCCACCTACTGCCAGATCAATCGCGCCGCCGCTATACAAACCGGGAACAAATGTTTGACCGTTTAAGTTTCCAACGATAGGCGTAGCTCCGGCTAATCCGGCAAAGTACGTATATGCGGCAGTAAGGTCGGATTGACCCTTGGCTGCGACAGAATCGGTAATGTGCTGTACATTAGGAGGAGTAACTACGCCTGGCGGAAAGCCCGTTACAGATGAACCAGGAGAAAGACCTAGATCACCTCCAGTAAGAACAGTTGCTCCAGAGTTTGTAACCGTAGAGCCCGCAAGTACATCAAAGTTTGATGCGGTACCCAATAATGAATCAAGTGTTGGCATAATTTTTTTTCCATTTCCCCGCGCTTTTTGGCGGATACAATTAGTTAATTTACTTCTAAAATCTTATCCACGAACGTTAGTACGGTCCCAGGTGGCTAAAAACAAGGTATCGTCATTCAGAATAGCCGCAGGAATTTGCGTCCCAGTAGCTAACTCCACTCCGTTATTAAAAATTTGAACAACGTCCGAAGTTGGTGCATAGTGGTACGTATAATTAATTCCACCCGGCGGAACCGGGTCTTCGTTCCAAACTTTGCAACGCAAAAATCCGTTGAAGTCGATTGCTCGGTCATCCGCGAATTGCATGAGGTTTACAAACAGTCCGCCCTTTACATAAGAGCCCGGACTAAATGTAATGATGCCCCATGCTCGTATACTTTTTTGCGTAATGTCTGGAAACGTTAATTCCAGCAAACTGACTTGTGATGTTGCACTTGTTGCCGAGCCGATAGGCTGCTCTGGTAACTCGAATTGTACTTGTGGCATAATTTAATTTCCTCCCCGAGCTAGTCGGATACAATTAGTTAATTTTTGTTCTACTTACCCTCAGAAAATACTCTATGAAACTCTCTGAGAATCTCTTCGTCTGGAGTCATATGAAATCCGTTCCAGTTCAAATAAATACAGGTAGCAAATGCACCCGCCTGGCACTCTTTTTCCATCGGCCTAGGCCTACGCAATGGTCTATGCACCTTGCTTAGGTCTCGCTCAGTCGGTTTCCCCCTGAATAGCACGTATCTAGAGTCGTTGTGCAAATAAATACCGTTCCAGTGCAAAACTGAGCTTACAAACGCTTCATCGTTAGAATGCGACGTACTCCACATAGAACCGGGCTGTCCCGGAAGCGGAGCGTTCACTATCAACTCCATTGCTTTCCTGCTGAGGACGTAGGCGAATCCCCATGGAGTTTTGATTTCCCCATTTTTTACGTTGACATCACCATAGCCCGAGAAGTCGTCCCGATAAAAACCGTTGTACCATTCCTGTGGTTTTAAAACCACGTCGTTATCTAGTTTCATGGCAAAATCATAGCCATGTTCATACGCCCAAGTGAACATTGCCTTGACCTTTTCTGGCAGATCAAGGTATTCGTCACCCGCATTTTCTAAAAAAACTTCGTCTTCCCTTGGTTCTCGCTTAGCTCCCCTCCCCGAGAAAAACCTTACGTCTACCTCTTTAGGGGTATGTGGTAGCCAAGTGTTTCTTATGGCTTGCTGAAACGCCGAGTGCTTATGGCAGGTAATCACCCCTATAAGTACTTTCATAGGTTTAAGGTCTCCTATGCAACTGCCTGGCACTCGCTTGGGTTCCCAACCTAGCACCTGCCATAACAGCCTCGGGTCTCCTGAGACCCCTCTTGAATTCCCTTTGGTACGACGGCACCATCAGCTCCTTATATTCCTTGAACTTTTGCAAGTTCCAATCGCCTTGGTCGAAACGGTACTTGAACTCAAACATTTCTTTAAGATTCCAATCACGATCATACCCGTGCAAAATAGAAAATGGCCGATTCTGGGAGTTTTCCACGCATTCTACGCAGTGCATAGGCCCGGCGGATGCCGAGCAAATGCTGAAATCCTTATTCTGCCCCCAATTGCCGTTAAATGGGATTGCTTTGTTGTTAGGGCCGCTAACTATTCCCGGATAGAGTACACACGTTCTCAAATCAAGAACGGGCGGCTTATCTCGTAAATAAGGGGCCATTGGCACACGCCAAGGACTCCAAAACGGATGCATGCACGCAGCAAAGCCCTTCTCCCATCTAGGAATGTATAGCATACTTTTAAAATCTGTATGCAGAGCTACGTTTATGCCTGCTTGACACGGCGGATAAGGGCCGCCATAGTCTTTAATCAAATTATGAACCCTATGGAATACTTCCATCATGGGCTCAGCATAACCTGCCCAAGTCCCGCCATTTATTGTTTCTTCGTGACCAATTTGGTTGAAAACTTTGTCCCCAAAAATTGTACGAATCCAAAGGTTGTTTGTTTCGCATTCGGCAAGCGCGGTACACTCGGTTGAACCTACGAGTTGCGCTTTTCCAATGTTTTGTTCCATCCATAAACTCGGATCGGATTGCAGCAAAAGGTCCTTAATGTCGAGCCAAAAACAATATCTGAATTCTTTATAATGATCCCGCATGTACTCCCACGCCACGCGCATTCTAGCGTGGAAGAAGCGGTCAGGGGGCCACGGCGATAAATCTACAACTTCAAACCCGTGTACAACCAACGCCCTACGCGTTTCTGGATGAATATTCCAGACGATCATTACTTTACGCCCGGCAAATCCCGAGCGATTTATACTGACAATGTATGACTCGACACCGGGGTACTTAAAACCATAATTGGGACCTGAGAGAACGCCAAGAATAACATCCTGAGTTTTATTCATACTCCACTTTTCCGGTGGGCAGAAGCGTATTAAACAGTTGTTCTCCCGTGTATCGGGGGTAGTATCCTAGTCTACGAATCTTAGTGTTGTCCATATAAAAATTTTGCACCGGCACATTCGCCTGGAATTCGCTTGGCTCTACATGCAGTATCCGCCCGGTAGAACCAAGATTTTGTTTGGCATAGAGCAGAATATCTTTGTAATACCAGGTCCGACCATTCCCAACGTTGTAGATTTCGTTAGACTTTCCCTTGTCCATTACTAACTGTACGGCGGCAACGCAATCACTAACGTGGATAAAATCGCGGAGAAAAGAGCCATCTCCAAATATTTCAACATCTTCGTTTTTGGCCAATTTGTTAACTAAATGCTGAAGAACGTTTTTCTTTTCCGAAGCCTTCTTGTCGTGCGATCCTATAACGTTCGCAAAACGTAAAATCTTGTAATTCAAATGAAAAGTAGTGCAATATTCAATAAGAAGTTGCTCAGCACATCTTTTGGTAATAATATACCACCCTTTTGGGTTACATATAGCGTTCTCTGCGACTGGCAATTCTTTTTGGTCTCCGTAAACGCTCCAACTAGACGCGAAGTTGAACACACCCTTTTGTCCAGATTCCTCTTGGTATTTTCTCCAACTTTCTAAAACTTTTACCAAAATAATTAGATTTGTTTCTACATCTAAAAGGGGGGCGTCAAAAATATGATAATTATGAACGGTAGAAAGTAGATAAAGAATGTCCTTACTAAAAACGCTGTAGTCGTCTCGCTTGTTGAATGCGTATATGTTCCCCACAGCGTGATGGTAAAACTGCCGTTTGTACTCACTACCTACAAACCCGCTACCGCCAAAAATTGTTAAACTCACCTGAATCTCCTGAGTGCCCTAGTAAACTTAACTTCTAGCTCTGACGTATATCTCTTGTATACTCTATTTTTCTGATCTTCCCACGTATCCAACATCATCTGAGGCGTTGCTTTAACATTCCAACCTCTAACGCTCGATAAATGCATCGTAAGCGTTTGGTCGTTCATAACAGAGCCGGGGTAAAATAGATACCTGGCATCCGCTTGGAGTTCTATACCGTTTGCTAGGAGCACCCGCGCTACGTTTACATCCTCAGCCTGTCCCCCTTCTATTGGGGTAGCTACCACGCATTGCATAGCCTTCCTGCTCAACCAATAGCCCCCGCCGCCACTGAGAAAAAATCCGTTCTGTCCACCAACCCAATCATACTGCTCAAATCCACTCTGTAGTAAAGAAGCTGGCCGAATCAGGGTGTCTAGGTCTGCCTTAAAAACATGAGAATACTCTTGATCTAGCGCCCACTGAAGCATTGCTACGACTTTATGGGTCACCCCGTCAAACGTATCTTGTACGGGCAGGAACACTTCATCAGGTGCCGCACTTGCTTGGGGCTCGCCTAGAAAAAACCGATAATCAACACCCTCTGGAACTTCCTTAGCCCACGTATTGCGTATGCTATCTTCATAGTGGCGCATTGCCCAGCAACTAAGAACGGCTATAAGGACGCGCATTTAAAAACCTATGAGAGTGCCGTGTGAGTAAGGAAATCCACCGCCTCCTCCACCGGTAGCTTTAAATCCAATGGCAACACACCCCCAGCAATATAGTGGAACTCCAGCCGAAGCAACAAACGATGTATTATACGTCCCCGGAACTGCATTCAAAATATACTGATTAATTGCCCCTGCTATAGCTGTAATATGCGGCGGAGGGTTATGATTATTCAGCGCTGTAAACCCCGATCCTTCTGTATTTCCTCCTATATCTGTAGCACTAACAAGTAATAAATCTGTAAAATTGGTGTTAATACTTCCTGCCGATGGAACAGTACTTATTCCTTTAGCAGTTGCGGTTACATCTATTACACTTCCAATAACTTCACCGCTCCATTCACTTAATTCAAAGCTCAATGTGTCATTATGATTATTGGGAGCTACACTCAGTGTTCCTACAACAGAAGTTATTACGCTGGCCGCCATCGAAGGTGCATTATCTATATAATATACGGCTATTGACTGCTGATTATTAAATGTACCATCAAAATAATTATCACTCGTAATTGTTCCGGCCAATACCCATGTAAATCCAGGGGTAGACGGTGTGCCTATAGATGGGACTGACGCATTTGGGTCTTGGTTAATAAATGCAATAACAAGTATCAACAAATTACCGGCTTGTGTAGTAACTGAATAATGGCCGGTCGTAGTATTAGTTGTAGTAGTAAAAAAAGTACCTAACCCATAACTTCCGCTGTGCACTAATGCATAAGACATGTATTTATCCAGTCATTGTGACAATAAGAGCTAGATTTAGTCTTTGAACCGTGGTGGCGCTGTTTACATTAAATTGCAACTGGTCTCCCGCCAACAGTGCGGTAGAACCCCATGCTCCTATTGATAAATTCTCATTCTTCTGTACTGAAGAAAGCGTGGGTTTATCAGAACCAGCTATGCTACTAGTACTAGGAAATCCCGCGTAAGAACTACGCAAAACATCTACCACGGCAGAACCGGACTGATCTGCGGTTAATACCCAACCTGTAACAGTGCAATTTAAAGGTATATCTAACTGCCCTTTTGCTCCGGTAGTAATTACCGATCCACCGCCGTCTATTGTGTAAATAATTGCACCAGTTCTTAGTGTAGAGGTGTTATTAATAGTAACGTTACCAACTCCGTCTTGGGTAATATGCGTTCCGGTTCCGTCTACCAAATTTAAAAGAGTCTGACTGCCGTTCGTAACCCCATTAGTCTTTAAAGCTAAGGTAGAATTAACTGTAGTATTCCCAGACCCATCTTGTGTAATATGGATACCGGTGCCGTCTAAAAGATTTAGGAGAGATTGGCTCCCGTTTGTAGTACCATTGGTTTTTAGCAGCAAAGGGGTAATAGTACTGTTAATAGTAGTATTCCCAGACCCATCTTGAGTAATATTAATTCCGGTCCCGTTTACTAAATTTAATAGTGATTGGTTCCCGTTTGTAACGCCATTAGTTTTAAAAATTGGAATAGCAGTATTAATAATTGCTACATTCCCAGCCCCGTCCTGCGTAATATGAACGCCAGCCCCATCCTGCAAATTCAAAAGAAACTGGTTTCCGTTAACTACGCCATTGGTTTTCAACGTTAACGCAGTCCCCGTTACGCCAAATGTGGTGTTCCCGGACCCATCGGTTGCCACGGACACGCTTGGCGTACTCACAAGATTTCTTAGTAATTGCTGGGCATCCGCTACGCCGTTCGTTTCGAATAAAATAGAAGTGCCCGTAATGGTATTCGTACTGATATTACCAAGGGATTGATCCGGGTAGAAATTTTGTAGTTTACCCTGGTTGTAGACAACTACCGTGTAAATGCCGGGCGCTGCATAGAAATTATAATGCCCAAAACCGTCACTCAGGAGAGGCTGAGTAACTAATGAAACTCCGTTAGGGTCTGAGAAAATCGGCGCTTGCGGATTAGGGCCTGCCCACGGTACCGGAGTAGTTCTGGGCGGAGTAACTGGCGGCGTTACATTCGCAGGTTGTGTACAGACCCAAATCTGTGCCCCAGCTACGGCCTGACCAAGAACCGACTTGACCCAGGAATCATAACGAAAATAAGTTGGCATTATGCCTCCTGCAACGTTGCGCCTTCAATAACCGGCGGTCCTAAATATCTTGGTTCCTTGAAATTCTTAGAGTTATTAATGAACACATCAAAGACTTGTGGGTTATACCCAACTACAAGCTGAGGATTTTCTCCTGTATAGCATACGGTAATTGGCGTTAGAATTTCCTTCATGCCCAACTCTTTTGGGATAGCTTGCTTAAGCAAATCATCTACGATTATTATTTCTGTAGATACCCCGTGTTCTGCGAAATATTTCTCGGTTTCTGCGCACGGATTACAACCAAGCTGCGTGTAAATCCTCACAGCTTTGGGCATTTTTGGTTTTATAAACACGCCCATCCTCCGTTAATATGCACCGCTAAAGCTCCGGTACCGCCGCTGCCGCAAGCGCCGCCTCTTGTACAGTTAGAGCAATAGGCGGAAGACCCATCCGGCAAACTAGGAAGGGTCGCAAAGGTATACGATGCCAACTGCACAGGAACCGCAAACTGCTTCTTAGTGGCAGTCAAACGTTCCAACCAAGAAGCTCCGTCACCGATATTAGAAATATACTGGGAGATAGCTATGGGTGCGCCGAGGGTGAGCTGAGCGGATGCCAAGCCAACATTACCACTATCTAAGCCGATAAACGTGTCGTTACTCGAATTAGGGGGGCGGTTTAAAGAGTACGCTCTGGTTTTTAGTGGATTGCTATCTACCAGCGTTATAATGTGTCCCGGATTTAAACTACTTCCTCCAGAGGTGCCGAAGTTTAGTCGGCCTCTTTTATTACTACCCCAAGAACCATTATTAGGCCCGTCATTAAGAACCAATGCTTGGTGATTAACAAGACCGTTACCGGCGTCCCAAAATGTTGATACCGCTGTAGTGGTAGAAGGAGATTGTGCCCCTCCATTTGCTGCGTACATACAATCATTCGTTGGGTTCCCGAGCATACCAGTTTGCATTACAAACAAAGGAAAATCGCTGTGTACAATAGCGTTTGTAGTGATAGATTGCCCCGGCCAAAAAGTAATGTTCCCTAAATAATTCCCAGTAGGAACTGTTGGATAACTTGTAGTAGCAACTGTCGTGTCATCAGAAAATGTTTGTATAAACCCAGACTGCTGCGCTTGTCCAACTACAACACTGCCCATAGCAGAAGTTGATCCGCCTGGGCATCCCCCTGTATAGGGCGAAATGCTTAATGGGTCTGCTATGGTTCCACTTGCTGAAGCTACCCTTAATACATCATAAGTAAATGCGTCGGTACCGTTGGCGATTCTAGGCCAAGATACGGTAACAGCTCCACCATTAGATTTGGCATACATAACTGGCAGCGGTGGAGTAGAGGTTCCTGCGGTGGTGTCATGGGCTACTACGTAATAAATATAATTAGTAGAACCGGTTCCAACTATAGGATAAGCCCCCGCTACATTACCATTCCCACGGATATTAAAGGATGCCGCGCCGGTAGAAGGCCCCGCGATTAGCCCGGCGGTTCCCAAGCCGGGCCAAGGACTTCTAGCCGGAGAAACCGGATTAAGACCGGCTCCAGACTCTGAATAAAGGTTTCTAATAGACGCGCCTTGAAAATTGCCCGTTTGATTAGAACAATTTACCTGCCAAGGTCCGGTGGCTTGCAAAACGGTGTTATCTATATACAACCCGTTGCAATTAAAAAAGGTAATAGCGTTAGCCGATTGTGCGGTTATACTTGTGTTAGATAAGCTAAGAACAGCGGCTAACTGCTGTGTAGCACTGGGTAAATTGTTTGCTCCGTAAGAAGCAATAAACGAAGGAGACCAGTTAATATTTCTGTTTAATGCGATCCCATTGTTTGTAAAATTATCAATAGTGCAATCCTCATCGTCCCACAAATCGAATATGCCATTAAAAGCCCCCGCGCTGGCCTCATAATCTACTTTTAAGTCACGTAGGGCGGTACCATTGGCGTTATCTAAAACGCAGACATATGTAAGCGCCACGAGTCCGGGAGTTGTTTGCAGTGTAGCATCCCCTCTGCCGGTAGAATTGTAAGTAAAGGATGTAGAAGACGGTACCGATGCGATCTGCGGAACATCCCCCCAATAGCGGGTGTCATCCGTAAAAAGAATTGTAACCGGATCGCCCACTCTAAAATTATGGGACGCATTGGTGTTTATCGTGGAAACCCCACTAGCACGAGAAGTGCTGGTAATTAGGTTTCCCACGTAGTCGGAAGTAGAAAGCAATGGCGTCGGTCTAAATGTAAGGCCCTGTACAGTGTTAGAATTGGCATGGGTAGAAAGAACCAAGTCCCCAATTTGCAAGCACGGCCCCCTAGAATCGCAAGCCAGGGTTGCTCCATACCCCTCTAAAGAAGACTCCGTAGTGCACATCGTAATAGTTGCGTGCACGGGATAAGAAAACCCTATAGCCGATGGAGGAACAATAACTTTGCAATATCCATTCAAAATTGGATTAGGATCAACACCACAAGCAATGTTTAGAGCTTCCTGAATTCCTGCTGTAGCAGTGCCAAGGGTGTAGCCGGTGCTGTGACTAAAAAACGGGGTAAATTGTACAGTGCAATTAAGTGCACCAGAAGTACAAGTACCTCCGGTAACCTTTACGGCTTCGGCTGTGCCAACTCCAGATATATAAATCCAGTACGGCGTACACGCCCTGCCGCTGCAATCAATGCCTTGTGGCGCGGTAGCAAAGGTTACCGTAGCTGGAGTTCCCGCAGTTAATGCGCCAAAGCCCACTCCTGCTACAATAGACCAAATATAGTCCGTTGAGTGAGCCACGTTATACGTGGAGATTCCGGCCACAGTTTCCGGGGTCCACTTCCCCCCTACGAACTGCAAAACTTGAAGAGAAGTAGGTCCTACGGTACTTATTGGGGTGCCTTGCAAATTGGTTGCGTTAGACGTAGAGGTCACCGCCGTCCACCCAACGTTACCAGAGCCGGTTTCCTTTACGTATAGGGCTGTACCAGGCCCACCGTCTTGGCGAGAAGCTATGGAGCCTATGTTAGCAGTAAGCACGCCCTCGGGAGACCCCGTAATGCCATACCAGCCATCGTGGAGAGTGCCAGGCGAGCCCCCAGGGGTGGAACCGTGCCCTATGAAACCATGCGAAGGCGTAGCATCGTTTGCTACAAGGGCTGCCGTTCCACCGCTGCATAGAATTCCGTAGCCATTGGTAACATTAACCCCGCTAATCGGGGCCTGCAAAGAGGCTCCCACCCAATTCGTAACGTTTCCACCACCAGATGGGTTATCTTGGAAAATTCCGAAATAATTAGAAGTTGTAGTTCCAGAATCAAATTGCGGAAGGTACTGTGAATAACCTATTACATTAGTTAAGTTAGCCCCGTTTAGTATGCTGGTTCTTGTTTTTAGAGCATTTATCTGACTAAAGGGACCCGGTCCAAACACGGAGGTAGAAAATTCTCCGGCTTCGGCTGCCCCTGCGGAGGGGGATGTGTTTGCATCTATCGTAACCCCTACGTTAGATTGAAATCCATCGTAATTTGCCCCGGATTGCTGCCCATTAACCTCCAAATAAACATTAAGGACTTTACGCTTAGTATCTACCGGGATGGAGCCCCTATTAATCATTACAATCTGATTCAAAGCAATGTTTGGGTTTGCGTCGTTTGCGACATAAGGGCTCAAGGCAGATGCCGGGTCGGTACTAGCAAGGTCCCCTAAATCAATGCTTCCTCCGCCACTCCCGAAGCTGCCCATTGGGGCCTGGTCTGCGTATACCTGTTGTACTTTCCCCCCGTTAACAATAACAAGGGTGAATGTGGTGCTGGGGATATAAAAATCAAAATGACCAAAACCATCGGCCCGAAGAGGTTGGGTAATTAACGAGTTCCCATTAATGTCTGAAAAAATTGATAGTAAGGGAGAAGGCGGTATAAAAGCGGTATTGGCAGGCTGAGTACATGCATAAATCTGTGCGCCAGCTATGGCTTGTCCCAAAGCGCTCTTTACAAAACCATCGTAGCGAAGTAATGCCATTACTTAGTACCTTCCGTGGTAGTCTTGATGAGAACCGTGGGGGATTCTATGATAATCGACCGATTGACCCCTACGGGTATTTTGATTCTTCAACTGAAATGTTTGCTCCTTAGCTTCTGCGATTAAATCAGGCAAACCGGGTGATCCTAACATTCTCGCATAGAGAACCGCAGTTTTGTAGGCCAAAACATCTTCACTGTCCATAACTGGAACATACGTAGCCGTGAGGTCTAATGTGGGACTAAAAAATTGCGGGAGAGAAGCCATGTAGCGCAACCTCAAGTCACGCGTTTGCGTACTGCCCACCATCCATACAGAATCATTTCTCCATTCCCACTCGTAGAGTGCCGGAGTTTGTCGTCGGGAACGTAGGCCAGACTGCGGCTGAATCATTGGTATAAAATCATTAGGTGTGTTGCTCTGCCGTTCCCAAACCTTTTCTACGAATAAAACATCACTAGGAAGAACAATGTTGGAATTCATTTGAAAGCCGTCGAAATAACCGCCAAAGCCTAAAAACGTTTGTACAGCGGCGTCCGCCATTCCGAGCCCATAAGTAGGACTAGTTAAAGGGGGAATATTTAAAATAACAACATTATCTTTTATCAAGGTCGCCTGGCCAATGTTTCTTAACTCCCTGTACAATTGGCGAATTGCTGAATTCAAAAAAGGTTGTGTAAACGGGGAGATAACTGGATTATTTGTTAAAATCTGGCCTTCGCCTGGTGTACCCGTAGCACCTGCCTGGGCATCATTCACGAGACTGCGCGTAAGGTCCATTATGGTAGCAAGGGACGGGTACGGTCCTAATGCAATTGTTGGGCTACTCAATGAAACCTCCTTAGAAATTAAAAAAGACCCGCCCAGGTGTTCCCTGAGCGGGCCTTGCAACTACTGGTGAAACATGGCACCCTCAAAGCCACTGCTTTTCAGCACGGACTCAGGACGCACCTATTCGGCGGACCTTTTGGATGCCAAGGTTGTGGTTAAACTTGGGTCTCTTGCTTGGCACCCGCCTGGGTACCCGCTTGTGCTTGCCTAGCGTTCGCCTTGGGAGCGGTCTCGGTGGTCTGGGAGACTACTTGGGCAAGCGGCTGAGGAGCCTTCGGAGCAAACTGCTCATCTCCCGTGGCTTCGTACGCTTGTGCACGAGTTCTCACACCGGCAGCAACGGCCTTTGGCCAAGAAATAATACACATCCCACCTTCATCAGTTCTGTGGAACGCTGCTCCTGCTATGATACGAGAACCGCAGTTAGGACAATCGGCGGGCTTTGAACGTTTTCCGTGCCAACTGAATGATTCTGCGTAATAATCGGCGGCCTGATGATGTTCGGGGCCAAGCACGTCTTTCAAAGTAGCGGGCGCGGAAACTTCAACCGTACGGGCTTCCTCTAATTTGCTTAGATAGAAGGCTTCCATACGTTTAATTGCAGCCTTAACTTCCTCGGGCTTTGGCGGGTTATTAATAGACCAGAACACGCCCTTCTTGCCAATGTTATTAGTCCCAGCACTAGTCCCCTGCTTAGGATCAATCACCGCGTTCTGATCTAACCCAAAATTATCTGGGTTACAAATATCCATGGCAAAACGCCGAGCGTCCATGGGCTTCAATTCAATTTCGTTAGAATCAATATTGCCCACTGGGATTAAAAGCGGTTGAGGAAATTTTCCGACAAGTGTATACTCCTCTCCAGACTTTTTTGGACCAATGATTAGCCTATCAACAATGGGTGTGCGGTTCACTTCAAATTTTGTTTCCGATACGTTGTATAAATACACAAAGTATTCGGGCTCTCTGTTACTAAGGAACTGGTTTCCAAAAAAATTAAATTCCTGATTATTAGCCTTAGACATTCCTGCACTAAGGTCTGCTCTGTGCTGTGGCGCACTTACTGTTGCTTCCATTTTTGTTTCTCCTAAGTCTATTATGGTGCAACGCCCCGTTGAGTTAAGCCTCTACCCAATGATTTGGCGTTGTGGATCATTTTGTTCCAATTTCTTGTAAGCGATTCTACTTTTTTGTCAATTAAATTTGTGCGACAACCTTGGCGTGCATAAGACACTGGCGAACCTTTAAAAGGAACTGCCGCGTCTCGCATACAATCTTCGATCATGTCACAGTCTAGCTTGTCCTCACGAGATTTTATATCTTGAAGGGCAGCTTTGGTCTTAAGCCAAGAAATTTCTTTGGCCTCCATTATGATTGGCACCACCGTATCCAAAATAAACGAATTCAGTGGCATAGATTCGAGTTTCATCTTGCCAGAACTCATGTCTCTCCACACCATGGAGTATAGCAAAACGTATTTTCCTTGGTATGGATACTCGCCTAGGTCCTGCAACTGCGTTTCTTCGTCCAGATTTTGCACGTAGTAACTCTCGGGCGTACCAAAGCAAATAGCATCCTGCCACTGAAGCAAGCACCACCCCGGCACACCCCCGCCAATCAGAAGGTCACGGTAGCCGTAATACGAGGGCTCGCCTGGCACATGCCAAGCACCCCCCGAGCGATATAAGCACTCGTCTTGGCCACCTTGGCCCCACACGCAAAGGAAGTTAGGTTTGTCATATCTATTTATACCGCCCAACTCCGTCAACCTATCTTGGAATTCCTGGGGACATACGTAGCACTCGTAATCTTCCCTAAGCATTAGCCGCTGCTTCCTGCCGCAAACGTTCCCGTTCTACTGCCATCAAAACTTTCTTCTCTTCTACGTATGCGTCTACGTCTTCTCGCTTTACACCAGCCTTTTCACAGAGATAATTTATCAAAATCGAGGCCGTATCCGCCATGGCCGATAGTTCCGCATCGTTTCTTCCCAACTTATCAAAAGCCGCTTGGGCTTCTTTTCTGGTTAATGGTCCATCCCAAAAGGGATCATGTGGCTTCTTTACTAAACTGGGCATGTTTGAAGGTCCTTTCCATAAGAACCTATGAGCATCATCGGTATGATATAAGAAAATATAGCTTTTTTACATGCCAAGTTTCTTCTAAGATTTAAATCCTTTTTCATCTGATGATTGCAGCAAAGAGTAGAAAATCCTTCTGGATAACCCGCTCTTTTTAACATTCCGTATAAAGCTACTCCGGTTTGTTTTCTACCTTCTTGTCGGTCTTTAGCCCCGTCATTATTAACATGATCCAAAGTCAACATGTCGATATCATTTATACAACAATCGTTGTCAGAGCACTTCAAAATTCCATTAGGACTATAATGTCCCAATACTTCCGTTTTAATATTGGTGTTGTAAGCGCGGCTATTGGCGTTTCTATTGGTATTGTCTCTTCCTTTTGCTATGATCTCTTCTCTTAAGCATCCACAACTTTTAGTTTTTCCTAAAAGTAAGTCTCTTGTTAGTACTGATTTCTTTTTTCCGCAATCGCACCTTATTATGGCATAGTTTGATTTGTACTTAGTCGGGTCCCTTCCAAGAATAATTACCCTTCCGTATCTATTTCCAATGAGAGTTTCAGCTTTCATTTGTTACCAACTTTACTCGAACTATAAATTTCTCAACGCCTCTCACGTCTTGTAGTCTTAAAATTTGAAATGGTTCATCCCCCTCTTCATGATCTATACCTAAGGAATGACATAAATCTTTGGCTTGTTTAAAATTCATCTCAAATTTTTCCGTGTTATAGCTCCCGAACGTTACTAAATCGCCTGCACTTACAAAGTTAGAAAGAGGTATACACTGTCCCCCAATACCAATATAATTTCCAACCGATAAAACAATGCCTTTATTGTTATGCTGTCTATAACGGGCCGCTATAACCAAGCCCGTTCTCTTACTTCGTGCAGAGCCGTCTTCTAGTTCTTCTAAATCTGGGTCGGTCTCTATTCTCTTCACCAAAATCCTGTCAAGAATAGCAGAAAAAGGTCTATATTCCCTAATTGGATACTTAGAAACCTTAGCTTCCACCACCCCGGCATTGGGAAGAAATTGACTGCGCCTATCCGTAACAGTAAAACTCGGTTTTACCTGTTCTGCCCCCACGGGCTGCAAATCCGGCAAACTATCGCCCCTCTGTCTTTCCGAATCATACTGTTGGTATTCGTGACCGGTAATACCGTACTTCTTACAAACTTCTGCCGGAGATTTGAAGATAAAATCGCTTTCGAATTCGGTTACAAAATTGCCAGCTCCACCAAATTGCGCCGTCTTTTGGCCGGACGCAAGCCGGTCTCCACCTGATAATGTCATTTCTGAGTCTCCTGAGTTATTTACTAAGATTGACGCCGGGGACTTGCTTAGCTCTCCGAAGTGGCAAGCAAGCCAATCCCGGCGGTTGCTCGGGTATTACTTCGGATATCCCAAGCAAAGTTTAATTTACTTCACGAACTCCAGCCAAAATTTAACCGATCTCCTGTCGTACTCCTTTAAACCTCTGCGGTTTAACTTCTTTATAAGACCGCTCTGCCAGGAGTCCTTAACTCTAGTAATCGTCTGCACGATATCTGCCATATTAGTGGGGTCCGCATAAGAAGCCGAATACGCCCACTTAATTTGCGGCGAACAAACCAGCGGAACGCCTAGGCTCACCGCCTCGGCTGCCGCTATACAAAACGATTCGCTGAAGGACACACAAGAAGCCACGTCCATACGGGCCAGCAGGTTTTCGAAACCCTCAACGGATAACCAATCGTGTTCCACCAAGTTGTGCTTGGAGTTCGCAAAGAGCGCCCTTAGGTTTTTTAGAATCTGTTCCCCGCCTTCTACACGCGTGGCATTTATATGGAACGCCAACATCTTTCTCACGGAATCTGCGTAAGAAATAGCCGCCATCGCTTGGATTAGCTGGTTCTTAAGTGGGCGGATTGCTCCAAAACTGCCGATGTCCACATAGCGTTCACTTGGTCTAACAGTACTGATAGAATCCTCTTGCTCGAACTCCGGGAAATAATTCGGCAGGTACAAATACTTGGAAGAAGGAAACACCCACAGGAAATCTCGCAACGTATTGGAACTATTAAACGCAACGTGCACATTCGGTTGTCTAATATAGGACCTTATCCACTGTATCGCTATGCCTTCTTGTGATAAGAAGGGCACTTCGCTATGGATGCGGACGAACCACTGCACATTTGGGTGAAGCTTGGCAAGTTCCGTGAACTTCTCCGGCACAACCCAGAGCGCCTCGATTATCACAATGTCAGGAGAAAAGCTTGCTACTTCCTTGTCGATGGAATTGCTGTCAACTACTTGCACGAACTTAGCGTTTACCCCATGTTTATTTAACATTCTTACGATAAGCCGAGAAGAATTTAGCAATCCGCTCGGCTCATGGTAAGTTGTATTGTCAGAATAAGAATAACCTGGTCCTAATTTTGCCAAAAAAAGTACTTTTTTGGGCATATTTTTATTCCTACTTTCACTAATTTGTTTAGAACAGCCCTACGGTGTAACGATAAGTCTTACTATGCGCCTTTAGTTTAAGTTTGGGCGTCAAAGAATCTACCGCCACATCTCCAGTTGGAACCACTAAAGCAGCATTGTAATCGCTAACAAACTTCTTCGCATTAAACGGAACGGAGGTTCTTGCCGTTCTTGCCACAGTTTGGCATTGCGGAATAAGAGCTATAATAGCTTCTACAGTACCTACAACTAACGCCGATAAAACGGCAATCTTTGCCTGTGTATTAGGATTGTTTACCTGGGCCACACTTAAGACCAACTGAATGTCTTGGCTATATACCTCGATACCGGCTTTTAATTGCTGACACGCTCCGGGACTAGCAGCGGCAGAAGCAACAGAAAAATCATGCGCTAATTTTTCAAGGTTGTCTACATCCGCCTTAATCTTTGCCTGCAACCCGGTGTTTACCGGCTGTCCTTCAGCAATAGCTACAATCTGCAAAATATTAACTAGGGCTGGGGCGGCAACAGCTAAGATAGTGTCCACGGTAGTTAACCAGGTCGGACTACAACTAGTAAACAGCATGGTAAAACATAAAACCAGTGCTAAAAGTGACTGCTTCATTAATCCTTCTCCTTGTTTTGTTTCCTTGCAAGTTTTGCTGCTTTTCGATTCGCCTTATCAATCTTATCCTGAGGAACCGGTCTAATCGTACGCTGTACGGCGTGTGCTGCGGGTAGAAACACGTGTGTACGGGTGCCTTGGTAGGTATAAAGACCTAGGCCTATTCCGATGCCTATAAAGAGCGATTTACTGTCAACTGCCAAGGCTTCCGATGCCAAGGCTACGCAAAAAACTAGTGCTAAAACTTTTCTCCTCACTTTTTATTTCCTCCAGCAGCATGAGTATCCGATACAATCCTGGCTGCCTTAGCCAACTCGGCGTCTTCCGGTTTATTTGTCAATTCGGCAACCTTTTCCAGGGCGGTTGCTCCTATGTTTAAGGACTCACTATACCCGGAGTTTACTGCCGTATGAATTTCATCTAGTTTAACTGAGGATTTTGCTTCAGCTATTCTGGAAGCATCGGCGGCTGCTTTAGCATTTATAGCTGCCAAATTAGCCCTTTCGGCGGCCTGCTGTGCCCATTTAATTCCTAATGAGGTTACTATGGTTGATATTGCAATGGCTATCGGTGTAAGGATCGTTATCCATGCGTTTACAGTTGTGGGATCAGGTGGTACAAGTATTACTGCCATCTATCTGTCTCCATTTGTATCACGAGTCTCCTTGCTCGGTCTCCTACTTGTCGGTACCACAGAGAATTTCTCATACCCTCTGCGGTTAGTGCATAATCTCTGGCTTGTAGCGCCGCCAACGTGTGGTGAAATTTTAGCAAACCCGGCACGCCTAGATTAAAGCCCATGTTCACCACCACTCCGAATCTAGGTTCGGACAAAGATCGTACCCAAGGCAACGCGGCATAAATAGCCGCCCTTGTAACGTTTATATCATTGTCAAGGATATTGTAGGCCTGCTGTAAAGTTATACCGTTGGACACATCAAAGGGAAGCGGCGAAGCGTCGATATTGTGGCCGTAGCCAATGCTGCGGTGGCCGGTACTGTCGATGTAAACTTGTAAACGTAGCCCTTCGTCTCTTTTTAGTTGGTCTGGGGTGTTTGTGATAGCCCCCATTATTTCTTACTCCTGCGTCGATCCTGCATACCAATGGTACGCGTCTTGTTTCTAGCTTCCTCTCCACCTTTGCTATTCTCTCCGAACTTCCCGACCTTGCCTTGCATACCCATAAGCTGCTGCCAGCCGGTACCTGCGGTCGCGTCGAAGATTCCTATGTAGCCGTTCAAGGCGAGAGCAAAAGGTTTAGTGAGGTGGCCCATGAAATCAAACTTAGGACTTAAAGACGAGCCCTGCGCTTCGAACCATGCTGGGGTGACGAAATCGGACACCGTAGCCGAATATATATTGTAGCCCAAGCTGTCGTCTTCAACCGCATCGCAAACTTCGTAGGCGTATATACGGCCCGAAGTATTAGAGTCCTGAACGAACACCGTGAGGTTGATATCGGGATCAATCAGCATCTCCAATAATTCGTGAGATGCGGTTACCGACCACTTGCCCTTAGCTTGCGCCGTGGTCTTCACAAACACTTTGCCAAGGGGTAATCCCGCTGAAGTTAGTTCATGGTATCCCAGAGCGTTCGCCGCGTCTGCGTCGTCTAGGAGCACGAGTTGCCAATACGCGGGGTTAGGAGTTCCCGAAGCAGAAACAAAAAACAACTGGGCGTCTACACCCCAAATCGGAGCGAAATCCCGGCTTACCTGGGTCTGCAAATGGCCCATTACAATCTTCGCTTCCGCGTCGGAAACTACCGTACTATGGTTTATGAAACTAATTGGAAACTTCATTTATAGCCGACCATCGCTTCGAGCTTATCGCACTCGTTCATTCTTTTTCCTGCGTCAAAACCGATACGCACGGCGTCTGCTATCACCAAATACGGATCGTTATCATCTTCTCCCAAGGCTTCCATAATGTCGTCAAATTTATCGGAGTGAACCAAGGCCGTGTGGTATTCTTCCAAACCTTCCACGCCAATTAGCTTATCGAAACTCTCATCAAATGCCTTGGAGATTCTATGGTTATACTGGCAGGTGCAAGGAGTACGGGTTGAACCTACGCTACTTCTGGGCGATTGCCTGGCAACTTTCTTGGTTTTGTTCTTTTTTGCTGGCATGTTGAGTCTCCTTTAATTTGTCTGCTAGGACTTCAAAAGTAGTGGCTATCTTCTCTGAATTATCCCCATAAAGCGGGGAATTGCCTGCGCCGGATGTAATTTCTACATGGTTATAAAGCTTTGGGTCTTGTTTATGCACAGGCCAATGCCAAGTACCATCCTCGGTACCTTCCCGGCGAGTATTCACAAACTGTGTTCCCTGTCCATCAATAAACACTTGGCCGTTTACGGATTGGTCTGGCCAAACTCGTACTGCAATCATAGGCAGAATGTCCCCAGCTTTGTGGCCGTTTCCGCGCTTACCGATTGCCGTGACATCTACCTCGGATAGCCTATACAATACTATGCGTCCTGCTGTGATTTCCATTGAGTCTCCTGAGTGTTTATACCAATGACTTTATTTTAGACTTGTAGTACTTTTCATAAGTTTTCATGTCCATTCCGGGTATTTTACCAGCTTCGTGGTTTTCTAAAAGAGTTCCGACACTTAATTCAAAATCAAAATACGGAACATTTTCAACCGCCCTGATACCACACCAATGGCACCAATAATGAATTTTGCCGCGCTCTAGATTAGGGTTTGGCTCCATCTGATGCCAATTATGCTTATGGGCAAAAATCTTAAACTTCCTATAAAGCCAGCCGATGGCGCTCATTTAAGGCTTTTCTCCAGCTCTAACAGCGCTAAGTGAATAATACGCAATGCGTCCGACGCGGCCACATCTTCTCGATTGTTCCTACACGGAAGATTCTGCACGTAAATATAGGCGTTAATCATAGACCAGAAGGCGGCGTTATTAGCGCGACGTGCCTTGCGAGTGCTTAGGTACTCTTTGAGGAACTTGGGCGCTATGAACATGCTGAGTCTCCTGAGTAGATTCTAAAGTTCTTCCACACCAAGCACAGGTTACGATGGGGAGACCATCGTATTTTCCTGGCACAGGCTTGTGAGATTCTCTGTAATTGTTGTCGTGGTCACGGGCGAAGCAGAAGGTGGTTGACATTGGACTTCCTCTACCGAGTTTAGAACCAAACCCCATCTAGATTTGGGTTCCATGGGTTGATCTTCTCTACGACCCTTACGCCAACTATGGTTCCAATTACCGCCTGCCGTTTTGCCTTCTAGTTTCCAGCCAGAGGCTTTTAAACTAGTTCCCGGTTCGCTGTCCAAAATATAGGTCTGAATCTTCGTAAACCCCATAGCCTTGGCTGCCCGTGCACACGCTGAATAAAGCATTGAGCAAGCGTTAGGCGTTCCGTCCGTCACAAGCCGAGTTACCTCTGCTATGGTATATTGTTCTACTTCACGGGCAACTGGCCTTCCTACTACGGCAGCGCCTACAAGAACCCCTTGGTTGAGAAGTCCTATGGAAAATCTGTGTCCTACTACTGGTTTGTGGTGCCGATGCAATCTGGAAATCAATTCATTAGCTTGCTTTATGGTCAGAGGAGTTACTTGCATTGGGTAGACTCCAAAAGAGACGCTTGATATAATGCATTCTTATAGTAGTTTAAGTATTCTACTGCTTTCCGTATCCACTGTCCTCTGCCTAAGAAAGGAAATACAAAAGCTTCTTCTAAAAACCCCTCTAGGTAGCCCAATCGAGCATTACAAGAACTGCACAATAAACCTCTTCGACACTTATCGCAAGCATACTTTCCGGGACAAATTCTGTGATCGTGGTCTACTCCTAGTCTATCACCATTACTGCTTTTAGTAGCCAAACACAAAGCGCAATGTCCGCCCTGCTCTACTTGCTTTTCTTCAAACTGTTCTAAACTTATTTTATGTTTGTGTTTAAGAGCATTATCTTTGTGATAATTAGGATTTTCTTTAGATAACTTTTTTCTACTTTTTGTAGAAGCTTGCTTATGGCACTCCTTACACCACGTAGAATACCCGTCCGCATATCTTTCATTTTCTTGAAATTCAGAAAATGGTTTTTCTAGACTGCAATTGGTACAAACTTTGCTTTCCATTCGTTCTCCTTGAAATATAGTGGGAGAAGTTCAAGGTCTCCTCCCACTTTTAGAATACCATAACCGTCGTTATAGTACAAGTACAAAACTTACAATTAAAAAGCGTGTAAGTTCTTTGTTTTCAATTACATCTACACAGTTGGCACAGCTGCATTCTGAACGTATAAGCCAGCTCGCGGAGCTGCATTAGCCAGGTTGAAGCATGTGTTATAAGCAAACATGTGGGAGGTAAGATAACTACCATTTGAAGTCCCGTTGCCAATATCGGGCACGGGAGCTACCACATTGCCGCCGCCAAAATCGTACAGTTCTAGCGGTGACAGCTCTCCTATGTACCAGTTGTCTAGCACCAGCAAATCCATTCGGCTTGCGGTTGCTGTCCAACTCTTGTGATACTTACGGCCACCAAACGTCAGTTACGTTACGTTTAGATCGTTTCCATCTAAACTCTTGTAGTTACCTACAAGCTCAGACTATATCATAACCCTTACGGGTCCCAAGTGCTTCGAGGTCACTGACCCCTACTCCCATTACAGGATAGTCGTTGCACCTTCCTCTTTTGAGGCTCGGCTCAGGATTGGCCACTAAGGCGTTTCCCTGAATTCTCTCGGTTTTCATTCAACCGTTTCCGATTGAGGGGACTATTGTTAATCCGAAAAATACTTCTTGGACATGTCTAGCGTTTTATCGCCCTTGATTTCCTGTGCGTTCGCAATTTGAACGTTGTCTTGTTCGTTGCGGGCAAGCCGTTTCCGCTTACCCTCTCACAGTTACCTGCGAGAACAGACTATATCTTCAACCCTTACGGGTGCCAAGTGCTTCGAGTCTACTTAGACCCTACTCTCTTTCGAGATAGTCGTTACACCTTCCTGCGCTAACAGGCTCGGCTCGGTATTGACCTTATTGGGTGTTCCACCGAATTCTCTTGGTTTACTTTCAACTGTTACCAGTTGATGATGCGTTTAGTTCACATCAGATTGCTCTGCGCAAAGGCTTGCTCGGGCGGCCCATACCAAATGCCGGACTTAATGCTGTCGGCATCAGGACCCAACGCACGGCCTAGGAGCACTTCTGCTCGCTGGGCAATGCCTGGCGTAATAGCGGCACCCGCCAAGTTAATGGTAGGCGTGCTAAGACGGCCTGGGTAAGTCGCTCGGTTAAGCCCGGCGATACTCCCGGTATTGCTGTTCACGTCCCAAGCCTTGATGCCCAAAATAGAGGCACCAGAGCCGTAGGTCGCGCCGTTCACCACGATGTAATCCGTTACTGCCACACCGGTCGGTAGGGCGGTGCTGAAGAACAAAGTGTTGCTCGGTCCATCGGAGTAGCTAACTACTGCCGAGGATACGCCGGTCGTACGCTGAACACCACCAACCGTCCAGAACGTTACCGTCTGTTGGTCGGTGAATGCTACCGCCACGTTCATCCCAACGATGCTGGAGGTACTGTCACCAGTACCCGTACCGTTGTTAATGACTGCGGTGGCCGGGATTTGGTCGATCATACCACTCCCGTCGGAATTTATTAACCCCTCGATGCCCTGCATTGCAGCATCCAAAGAGTTCTTCATCTCCTGGGCTTTTACGGCGAAGAGACCGCGTTGCTTGCTATCCGTGGAAGCCTGGGCGAGCCAGGAAATTTCACCAAAAATTGTTACATAACTTTAGGTTATGAGGCAGTCATTTCTGCTGCCTTCTGCATGTTACCATGCAGTTCAGACTATATCATCAAGCGTTATGCCTGTTTCGCGTGTAGTCGTTACGGACTCTCTGCCTAGGCAGGTTGCCTCGGTATTGGCCTTTTCAGGCGTTCCACCGATACAGCGAAATTTTAAACGTCCATGAAATTTTTAGACGTTAAATAGGTAAACAGGTGCTAGCGCAAAGGAAGCCCATTTACTTCCAGTGCCTCGGTTCATGGAGTCGGCATTTCCGGTTCCCTGGGAGATAGACGCGCCAGCCTGCACCCTAAACGGGATGCGGAATGACGGACGAGTTACTCCGCCTGCCTGTGACTGATTGCTCACAGGAATATTAGTCAGCTTTGTTACTGTATTTTGGATTAGTCATTTCTGCTAACCTCTGCATGTTACTGTTTCATGCAGCTCGGATCATTGCATAGCCTTTTGGCTCCCTCTCGCTTGATCTCTCACGGTGTCAAGTTTTGTTACAAATAAACTTGACTTCCGCCTCGTTGTCATTTCAGATTTCGAGACAATTAGAGCGGGTTTATCGAGGCCCTAATATTGAGCCTCTGCCTTGAACATGGAATATGCTGTAGTTCCATGAAATACTAGGTCCTAAGTATTTTTGGCATAAAATCCCCGACCTTATTACCTAGGGATTTCCTTAGCAAATGCATCAAGTTCGACTGCTTCTACAGCAGCCTCAAGTAATGGCATAGTTATTATTTTCCTTCTGTACTACGAAGTGCCACGTAGTAAAACCTCTGAGTTATTTTACTGGCCTATCGCTGAGTCATCTTTAGTACTCGCAACTTTCTCAATCCGCATATTTAAAGTGTTTTCGCCACTATCATGAGCATCGTTGCTTGAATCTAAACTTTTGTCTTTCTTTTTGTAGGTTCTTCCTAAATGAGCGGCTCTCATCTTAGCCTTAGTTTCATCTGAAAGTTTTCTACCTACTGACCTTTTGTTACCCATAAGGGATGCGCTTATTTTTGCTCTGGCTTCTGGGGTATGACTAAATTGTGCTCCCGGTCTTCCCATAAGCCCCGCGCTAATTTTTGCTCTGGCTTCTGCACTCATTTTCCTACCGTGCATTACTCCAGAGCCTCCGAGAGACAAATTATAACCAAAGGGACGAACCGTATTAAAATGGGAAATATAGAACTTTTCTACTGAGTCCAACGCCTCTTTATTTAAGCATTCTTGCAGAACAATCAACTTAAATGCCTCTGGGCCATATTTCTTTATAGCAAGGTGAAAATAACATCCTTTATCCTTGCTCCTATTACCGGTGGCATCATAAATATGCTCTGTCCACCTCTGTTTCAATGTTTTTGTGGTTTGTCCAATGTAAGACGTTCCAGATTCAATATTTGTTACTTTGTAAATTATCCCGTTCATTTGTCCCCTTTCATAGGACGAACAAGAGGGTGTGAAAGTCACCCTCCCGTTCTGGCTTGGCACTCGCTCCGCGTTCGCTCCGCACTCGCTTTGCTTTCGCTTAGCACTTGCCAAGCACTCGCTAGGTTTATAACGCCTAGAGTTCTTTAAGCATTTCGTTTACAACTTTTTTCATAATATCAGAATAGCCTTCAAGTTCTTGTTTTAATTCCTCTACCCTAGCCTTAGCTTCTTCCGGGGAGCGGACGTGCATAGCTTCATCCATTCTAGCAAACAGAACTTCCATTTTAGTAAAAAAATCCATAATTAGTGACCCGAACTATACACGGTCCCCGCGCTGCACACAACGGAATTACCAGAAAAGAACAACTGCACGGTTAATTGGGCGGTTTGGCCTTTTCCTGTGATATTAGTCACAACACCGTTCACGGTTACCTGGTCATTCACCTGAAAATCATTACCTGCGGTAGATTCTGCCTCCGAAGAACCAACGTCATCTTGAAAAGCGAACATGTCACCGGCCTGAGTGGTGAAAGTATCGGCCAATTGTGTTTGAACAGTAACGGCGGCGGTCACGCCAATTCCAGAGATAGCCGTGGCTATACCTAAAATACTAACTTGATCGTTAACCAGTACTACATCGCCTGTGTAATTGGTTCCTTGTGCCATAGATTAAAGTACCTCAACCTTTAGATTCTTATCATGCATAGCCAAATCTACGGCCCGCTCTACCTCGATTTCATCACTTCTAACCTGACCTAAACGTCTAGCAACCTCTGCCTTATGCCATTTCTTAAAAACAGGGGTTTCTGACAACTTTTCAAAGGCCTCGGCCTTGTTTTTGCCTTGGTCCCTACCATCCCTGTGCTCGGCACGCGCCCCGGATGCCGGGTGGATTATTCTCACACCGTTTTGCTTGGCATTCCGATGCTGCCCGCCTTTGCCTCCAGTGCAGAACGTCTGGATAACAAAGTCCTTCTTGGTTAGGCTAAATAATAGTTGTTTTTCCATACGTTTCTCCTCTGTTTAAAGTGATTGTGAAGCGTGTAGCTCCCTGGTCGGAATTGTAAAAGTAGCGCCGGTATCGTGCGCCTTAATGGTAGCAGCAGCATTGGGTCCCGTTCCAGAAATAGAAACAATCTGGCCCGTTACGGAAACAAAATCCCCCTTTTGAACCGGTTTTCCTGAAATTGATAGTGCCCTACTCTGCGACATTTGTACCTCCGCACAATATACGCGGCCAGAGAAGGGGTTTTAGCCCTTCCCCTGCATACTTATGAATAGGCCGCTGTATGCCAAATGTTGTTACATGGGATCACCTCCTGCTTACTGGAAGATAACCACACTACTGTACGCCGAGTTTTATCACGGCGGGCTTACGATTCTTGCGTTGACGCTTGGTACCTTTTTTAAACTTTGCCTTGGCGTAGCGTACGCTTGGCGGATGTTTTGTAAACACTTTGGTTCGGTGCGCCAAGCGTTCCGCCGCCTTGCGTTGCTTGGTCGCTAGTTTTTGTTCTGGTGTGCGCAAATTATGACCTCCTTAGAGCGTCATAGTTGCACCTCCTGAATTGAATTTAGTTACGCGAAACTAGAGCGTCTGTCCACCGGCTGCTACATCTTGGGCCTGGACGTTTGCTGAAGTATTACCTGAACCCGCCCACTGGACAGTAACGGAAGCGGTGGGGCCTGAACCCGACACGGCGGTTACTGTGCCAATTACTGACACAGCGTCTCCTACTTGTAGAGGTTTTCCCGCACGAGTAAATGCAAATGGAACTGCTGGCATAATTGTTTCTCCTAAATTGATTTAACTGCAAAGCTATTTTAAACTTTTCTCCAGGTCACGAAACGGTGACCGCCTTTACCATCTGGAACGTATCCTTTTCCAGCGATCTCAAGAAATGACTTCGGGTCCATCTCTCGATTCAAATTCTTGGGCTTCTCGGCAACGTACTGAGGTTTGCCCGTAACAACCGCCGTGGCATCCGCCTTGTTAACCGCTGCGGTCTTCGTAGCGGCAGCGGCTACGCGAGTAGCGGCCTGTCCGCCCTTAGCATATCCCGGATATCTGGTCTCGATTGTCTGCCGAACAACATCTTCTGCCATGCCCTCCACGGTTGCGTCGTGGTACTCTTTAATCTTATCTTTATTAGGCGATTTTTCTTTCCACATTGCACCCATTTGGCGCTGATAGTCCTTGTTTGCTTTGAGGGCTTGATACAAGTTATTTTTAATACCGTTGCCTAAATCCACAAGTGCCGTCCGTGGGAACTCCTTAAAATACGCCATCTTCAAATAAGGACCTAGGGATTTGCCTAGCAACTGATTGTTACTCTTCTCTAGTACACTAGCAACCGCGTTCTGGAACTCGGTTTGCTTACCCTTCTCAAACTCCTGCTTTTGCTTGGTAAATTCTTCGCGTTCCTTCTGGAACTTCAGTTGCTCAGGTGTGGGCTCCGCCTTAGCTGCCTTCAGCTTATCGGCGTGTTCCTGCTTAATCTTGTTATACCAACCGTTCATATCCTGAGCGATTTCTTTAGCGGCGGCTACGGCCTTGGCTGGATCGGGATCGTTTAGCGCTTGCACAAGGCCTGCTAAGGCTCCCGGTAGGTTGGCCGACTCAAGGTTACTGAGAATATGGGGCGCTACTGTATCGTTGTATGACTTTCTGTCCAAGTCGCGTAGTTTGTCTAAAAACGGGGCGGCGAGTTTTCCAAAGGCATCTATGCGGCCCTCTGATTTCAAATCCTCAATAATATTATCTAAGAGGGTTGCATCTCCGTTGTATAAAAGCTGGTCGCTAGCTTTAATATTCTCAACTGTCTGATTAAGCTTCTCATATCCCTCGGGACCCCCAACGAGTTCTATGAAACTTTTTGCATTCCTAGCTTCCTGAACCGTGGGAAATTCCTTTGCGTATGCCGCACTACGTTCCCAGCCATCGTGAAGCTCTTTTACCAAACCCTTATTCTGAGGGTTGGCGTCACGCACCATTTTTAATGCGCGACGTATGGAATCTGGAGTGTTCTTCCCGCCGGGAAGCGGCTCTTCTTTTTTAACTTCCTCTTTAGGAGAACCGTCAGAGTTATAAAGTTGCTTTTTTTCTGCCCCCTCAACCTTAGGTTCTGTGGTTGTAGTTGTCTCCGTAGGTTCCTGAGTAGTTGTAGTCTCTGGAGTTTCAACTTGAGTAACTTCTGGAGTTTCAACCTGAGTTTCTGTACTCACTTGTGTTTCTAGTCCCGCAAAATCCAATACTGATTCACTCACTTTTTATCTCCTGGTCTTTCTGAGTCTAACTTCCATACTGCGCTTCTTTTTCGTTACCGAATAAAATCTCGGTGCTATATTTTCCTGAATCGTCTACGTAAACACCAACTGTTCCGCCAGTATCTACGCTAGACTCACCGCTTTCTGGTCGCCCTTCTCGATTACCATTCACTAGGTTCTCAACCGTGATGATATTTGAAGTGTGCGTGACAAAAAGAGTTAATTCATTTTTAAGATGTTCGTTGAAAAATTCAAAAGTTCTTTGCTCAAGATCATCTAAAGATTCTCCCTCTGGAATTACTTTATGTGGGTTGTCCACATAATAATCAAGAATGTCTGAGTAGTCATCTTTATCTCTGCCAGATAAAAAGCCAAGAGCCCAGCAAAGAAGGCCCCGATCTTGAGAAACAGGTAATCCCAGCTTTTCACTAAAGATATCAGCAGTCTGCATTGCTCTCAAAAGAGGGCTGCTAATGATTCTCTTGATTTCAAACTTGTCTCTTATAATGTTATCGGAAGCCTGCTCCGCCTGCGAAAAGCCTTTTTCGTTGAGCGGAGGATCAAGTCTAGAACGAAACTGGTTTTTCTCGTTCGTATCTGTATCCCCGTGCCGCTGCAAAATACCAACCAAAGTTTTCTCTGGCATAATTACCTCCGCAACTGTCTAGGAGGTTCCTGTCCCTGTCCGGGGGGCGGTGTTTTATCTGACGGGCCTTTCAAAGCCTCGGGTACGGCCTTTTTCTGCACGGCCTGATTAGTTTGCTCATTCATATGCTGAGCAAAATCCGCAGGGGTAGCTTCTATACCCATCTTAGCAAGTGCTTGCGAAGCGACATTCCCAGGCATCTTACTTACATCCACGGAGATAGACTCAGACGGAGGCTTTACATTTGACGGAGCATTAGCGGCGGCAATTTTCTTAGCCATCTCCATATGCTCTTTCCAATGCAACAAAACATTTTCGTACGCCGCTTTTTGTTTGGGCAGTCCGTACTTAAATTTTTGACCTTCTCCACTAGTTGCCCATTCCAAGCATTGAGCGGCTTCTATCAAGTGCTCTTCGCTTTCATCTTGCGCCACGGGGACAGTGCTGACCGTAGGAGGCAGGGACTTTATCATCTGCTCCAACTGATTCATCATCTGCGGGGCTTGTGGCGGAATTGGTTGTCCACTGGTAACATGAGACGCCATTCCCTGTGTTGCTTCGTCCAAAGTCTGCTTCATCTGCACAACCTTTGGATTCGGCATTGGTCCACTACGCAGAAGTATCTCTAACTCGGATTTCTGTTTCGTAATAGAAGATGCACCCGGTACTTTAAAAGTCTTTAGGCGAATACTGTCTGCTAGCGCGGGCAAATTTATCGGGTGGAACAAGAACTTTGCGAGATCGGGAATATTCGCACTGCCATCAATAAGCTGCAAAATTTTCGCCTCTTTTTGCTGCCAACTTTCTGGAAAGGCCGGATTCGATTCCGCATAACAGAGAACATTACCCGCTAGGTTAGCCGTATTAACCGATACGTTTCCTCTACCCTGAATATTCTGAGTAATTCTTTTGCCGTCTCTGCATTCTGCTGCGCACCATACAGCTTGAAGTGCGGCTTCCGCAAACATATCTTGGATATTATTCCAAGGGCAACCGATTCTTTGTAACGCTTGGTCACGCTGAATCGCAATTCCACCTACAGTATCTGTGTTCGTCGGGCTCCCAAAAAGAGAAGGCAGAGCTCCTGAAATTTCTTCAGTCAAACTTGTAATAAACCACTTAACGAAATCAGGTAAAGCTGCTTGAGGCTGGGGAGTAGGCTCGACCATCATGTACTGATCTGAAGACGCCAATCCTGGTTGCGGTTGGAACGATCCGCTACTGCCTGGCATATTCGGTTGATCCTTCATAGCTTGCATATCGAAGGCCTCTGCGTTGTACCACTTCTTAGGAATAGTACGCTTGAAGAAATCATCCATGATGTCAACCCAGTCGTTCACACGTTTCTGAATTGGGATCATGGCCGTGCCTAGCGCTCGCCTATTTTGCCCTTTGCCGCCCAAGGCATGTCCGATTACCAAGTGTTTGTCCATGCTCTCATTGCGAGAGAAGGCGTACTCCGATCCTGCCTTAACAAGCAGGCAACCATTGGGGAATGTCTCCAGTAACTCCGCTTTACAAACATCGTTTACGGATTTATCCATGAACATCGAAGGCCGGAACCACGTATATTTTACGACTACGTGACGCTGCTGGGAATCTCCCGTAACATACGAACCTAATACTGCTTGGCGCACGTTTTCACGTGCTATGCGGTCTAATTCAACTTCGGACTGTCCATCTGAGCCAGCATGAATCTTTTCTGCGATCCAAGGAAACATAGCCTTAGCGACTGCTTCATCTGTATCCTGATACAACTGAATAAAGTGCATATCGCACATGTTGTCTACAGCAATCGGAACCTTATGATCCAACTTGCCGTGAGCAGTAGTAATCTCTCTGCCCAAGGGTTTTCTCTCCGCAACTTCTTCCAAAGCGTCAACTAGTTCCTCTCCTCCGGCATCGCTTTCTGCCGCCTCTTCGGTTTGTTCTTCGGCAGGAGATTCCTCCACAGAATCAGTCGTACCTTCCGGTAGAAGCGTTTCTTCTGCCGCGAGAAAGTCCTCCTGGCCTTCTTGACCGGTGGGCTCGGAATCTGGGGGAGAAAGAACATCTTCAGGGACTGTCGGAGATTCAAGGTTGTCTTCCTCAAACCCGTACTTTTGTCCGTTTATTTCGTAGCGAGTCCATAAGAGAACACGGTCTTCGTTCCAAAAAATCCTAGAGCATTCAACTAGTAAGGCGTGTAGATTGTTGTTACGACTCCAAATTTGCTTAAAATTTTCACTCTCTTCTGCCGCCACAATATCTGGGGCATACTCAGGATTTGCTGGGAAAAACTCCATCTTAGGAATTTCCCTGGAGAGTGCTGCGACAATTATATCCTCACCTTTAGTGGAATAAATATTAGTTTCGTATTGGGCGTCATGGTTACTATGGCTCTTAGCGTTATTAAAGCCGGAACCTTCTCCAGGCAATTCCCAACCACCGCCGCGTCTTTTAAATAAATGCTGATAACCCCTTGAGAAATGCAAAGCCTGCCAGGCTTGCTCAACTTCTAATCTTCGTGCTGCAACATCTGTCTTCGTAGCAATTACATCTAGGGCCATAAGTGCGCCCTTAGCTGCATCAGTGAGCTTAGCAAATGGTTCTGGAGAATATGGGAAGGACGCCAAGGAACCTATAGGAAAATCATTGGGATCATTTGATGGCGTGCTCTTGGTAGTCTGAGCATTTGCCGGTGTATCGTTTTCTGCCATCTTATCTCCAATTTATTTTACACGTTCAATATAATCGCAACAGTCAAGACCAGAGACCTTTATAGTTCCATTTGGATGCTTAGGTTCTTTGGAATTTTTCATCATGTCTTTTTGGTCGCAAGCATTTCCGTTTTTAAAATGCTCACAATTGGAACATTCGAACGGCCCAGACTTTCCACCCTGTTTACGCTTTTCAAATCCAGTCCCAGGTTCGCCCTTAACAGATGCCGAGTTAATCTGCAACAACTTAGCCTTTTCCCGACCAATCCCCAGCATCATGTCTCCCTGCTTATTTGATGGAACTTAGATACTCGTTTTTCAAAGCGTTCACACCAATCTTCTGCCTTAACAACACCGCTGACAATTTCACACTTATTTTTGCCCTTGATAAAGTGAATGCACTGACCGCAGTGCTGCCCGGTTCCTACGGCGGGGTGCTCGAAATATACCTGGCCCTTGTCAAGCATTACTTTCCCTTTTTAGCAAAAGTGAATTTCTTTGGCGCTCGCTCGGGTAACTTCTTGCCTTTACTTGCGGCATCCCACTCACCGACATCCACGCCCTGCGCTTCCATTTTCTTTTCGTTCGCGTGAAAGAACTTTCTTTGTGCATTAGATTTATAAGGCATCTTTATATCCTAGATTGTAAGATCGGGCTGCTCGTATGGTCTTTCTTCGGATTCCGCGCCCTGTTGGTCTGGGTGGTTTCTCTTTTTAGGCGAAGTTGCCTGCTCTACCCCACCCGCCTCGAAAGCCAAAGCCTTGCCATGTCCAAACGCTTGCGAAGTGCTCCCATGCACTGTTTCCGCCTCGTAGTTATCATCATGTAGGCTACGCACTTGGTGCTGCCCATTCTCATGATCTAACTTATAGTGAACAGTGTGAGCCAAACCGTGCGCCTGCACAGTAGCCTCCGGGGCTTCGTGCTCAACGTGCTCATTATGCTCGCTTGGCACATTCTCGGATTTACTAAACTCGTTCACCTTGTCTTCCGAGTGTTCCTTAGGCTCTGCCTTGGAATTATCATTCTCTTCGCTGGGCTGCTTCCCACCTTCATACGAATCGAAACGCTTGGGCTCATTAGCGGCGTCACCGTGTTCTTTGTCTTTACGCTTAGCCACATAGGCCGATCCGTACGATTTTCCGTCTTTACTTTGAAATGCCATAAATATCTCCTATGCGAAACGGGGGCGTGGTGCGCCCGCGCCTTCGACTTCGCCCAACTGCGGTTCATTTTCGTCCTGCGTAGGTTCTGCGCCACCACCAAGAGTTTTGGCCGCGCTGTGGGCGTCTTGAGCAGTAGCGTGTACTGAATGATGCAAATGTCCGTCGGGGTGCTTACTCACGACCACGTGCTTACCAGTAGAATGGGAATGGTGTACAGTAACGTTGCTGGCAGCCCCGTGCTGTGCAACGGTACTCTGCGGGTCCTCTGGCGCGTTGGGATCAGGCTGCGCGTTGGGGTCGGGCTCTGCGCCCAGAGCCGGATTCATTGCGGCGCTAGGGGTGGGCTTAGCAGCAAAGGGGTTATCTTCACCTAGAGGGGCGGGAGATGCTTTCTTTAAGCCTAGACCACCGGGGGCTTTGGCCGGTCCTGCCGTTGGTTCTGATTCTCCGGGGTGCATAGAGTCGTAGCGCTTTGCCACAAAACCTGACCCAAACTTCTTTTTTCCGTCCTTAGTGGGAAATGCCATTTATTTCTCCTGATGTTTCTGCGTAACTACAGACGTATTTGGTACGTCGGCGGGCAAAGCTTTAAGCACATCTTCCAAATGCAATACTTCTTTCAGATTTGGGCAAGGATCATTCGGCGCAGTCGGGGCTATTTTCCCGTTGCAATAATCATTTCCAGCTTGCGCATCATATAAGATTCCAATAACCGGACTACCATAAGATGGTATTAAAACAACCTTGTCACCGTTCTTTGCTTCACGGCCATTTTTGTAATGCATTGTTTTCTTCCTTTATTTCAGCCTAACCATTTCAGTTCCACTCGGACAAATGTCTCGCGTATGCTCTAGTCCTAAAATTGGGACGCGCTCTGCATCTATAAAGCTGTAGTTCTTAACACAGGCGTACTCGGATACGATTTGTGATTTTGAGTCCTCTGCCATAAAAATTGATATTATAGAAAGCAGGCACAATACAAGCAGTATTGCCGGACAT